GTAATATAGTGTGTAATTCAAAACGGCCAACCTTGTATTTATTGTCGTAAAAACATAAAAGGCCTCTTATTCTATTATCAGAATGCCTATGGTCAACACTAAGGTTATTTTTAAACGCCGATCTAGGCTTACCGCAGATACCGCATTTATTGCCGTGCTTATCTATAAGCTCTTGTCTAAGCGCGTCGATCTGTTTTTTGGTATAAAGCTTACTCAATGATGCCATATATAATTCTTTCTAATTTTGTTGCGTCTCTTTTAATTTTAAAATAATCTTTAATGTCGTCATCGTCAGCAATCCAGTGGTCGTTTTGATCTTTAATAGTCATAAGAATATAATTTATTCCGTCAAAAAATTTTATCAATGCAAGTTCTTTTTTCTTCATGTCAATATCAACAGGAGAAGTAACTTTTGCTATTATAATCTTACCTATTAATTTCGCTTCGTCCATCTACAAGCTCTACTAATACTTTGTTTTCTATCATTGCTTTGACCGTTTCGCTGTGTTCTACAATATATACGGAATCATAGTCTAAAGCAACTGTTTCTAGCATTTGTATTGCTTTCATTTTATTGCTGTCGTCTAGACCGTCTAAAGCCTCGTCTAAGAATATCTGCCTAAAGTCTAATGCGTGGTGGGTGGCGACTGATTTCATTACCGCAATACCAAAGCATAACTTTAGCATTTGACGCTGACCTTTAGATAGCTGAGTATAGGCGGCCTCGTTACCGTCTTTATTTATTGATACTTCTAATTTATCTGAGTCTGTAATCGTAAACCCCACAGAGATTTCGCCTTCGAAATGCTCTCTTAATAGACGCGTAGTCTCTGTTTCTAGGCTTTCAACAGTATTTTCGATTAGTTCTGATCTAAAGGTATTTACAGCGTCGGCTAAAATCTCTAGATTTAGTTTCTCATCTAATACTTTTGCCTGTTCGGTTTCTATAGACGCGGCGGTAGCAAGTTCTTTATCGATGTCTTTAGATAGCTTTATAATAGTACTGGTATGAGGGTTTGTCTGTGCTTTAAAGTCTTGGATTTGGGTTTGATAAGTATTTTCTGAGTGTTGTAGTTCGTCTAGCCTGTTTATTAGACGCTCTAGCTCTTCGTTGTGGTGTTTTTGCTTTAATAACTCGTTTTCTAATTCTGCGCGTTTTAGATTTTCGCTAACCTTACCGCATTCTTTACACTTAGTGGTTTTAGGTAGAGCCTTTACCTTATTTTCATCTACATTAAATTGTATTTTTTCTAAACCTTCTATTTGGGCAGCTAAACTGTTTATTTGGGCTGCTTTAACAATCTCAAAATTATCGGCTTTAGATTGTAATGCTGATATACGGTTATTGATCTCATGCGCCCATGAATCGTTTTTCTGCTGTATATTTTCTAATACCGACTTTAAAGAATCGATTTTAGCGTTTACTTTAGTATGGTTTATATCTAATGATTCTATCTGGGATTTAACTGTCTTAGTTTCTGTTTTTATTCGTTCTTGTAGTCTTATTGGTAGGCTAAGGTCTACAAGGCTTTCTGTAATAGCACGTCTGTTTTTAGCATTGGTAGTAAAAAACTGGGCTGTTTGGCTAAACTCATGAAAATACGCGCCTGCAAGATATAATTCAGGCGTCATGCCTAAAAGCTCGTTTATTTGCTTCTGAGTGTCTGTAAGGTCTTTACCTCTAAATTGTTTAAGTCCTTCTGTATGCTTATAATAATATAAATCATTAGTTTTGCCTCTAATCCTTACTATTTCTGCGTTTTCTACGCATATAGTTACTTTAGTAACGCCGCCGTTCCAGGATTTTACCTCGTCTGCTTTACCGCCTTTAGAAGTTATGCCAAATAACCCCCAAGGTATTACGTCGCACAGCGTGCTTTTACCAGCGCCTGTAGGCCCGTGTATAAGAGTTACGCCCTGGCTGTCAAACGAGTACTCAAGTTTTTCATAAGAGGCAAAATTCTCGGCATATACGCTAATTACCTTCATAAACCCTTCCACTTGTCTTTAAGGGCTAGTTTACGCTCTTCACTAACGTCTGTCAAACCGTCTATAATTGCGTCTAATTGATCTGGCTTGGTTTTATGTATGGTTTTAACCTTACTTACTTCCGATGTAGTCGGTATTAAGTCTAGTTTAAAATTTTTAAGCGGGTATAGCATTTTAGATACATGATCTTTAGTTTTATTGGCAAGCTGCTCTTTCGAGCCTTTCATTTTAACCCATACTATGTCTCGGTCGCGCACGTCTTCTAAGGGTATTTTTCCTGTAATTTGCCACGCATCGTCGTTTGATTGCTCTACGTTTAATATAACATGTCTTCTAAGGTTAGTCGATACAAACTCAAGGCTTCCGTCGTCGTATAAGATTTGAAAGCCTTTTGCAGGATCGTTAGCCTCTGCAAATGTAAGCGTATAAGGGTTACCAACATAGTCCCATTGGCCGCTTTTAGGAAGTTTAATAGTCTGGCGGGTATGGTAGTGCCCGCTGATTATGCGGTGACCGGCTACGTCTTTAATTAATACCGCGCTTTTGTCTTGTATGTATTCGCCTGAATTAGATCCTGAAAGGCCTTGATGTACAATGTTTATGGCGTCTTTTATTAGACATTTTTTGAAAAATTTAGGATCGTGCTGGTAGGGTATAAAATTAATGCCTAGATCTGAATAGTATTTAGGCTGATCTACTATTACTGCAATACCGCCAAAAAAATTAAGGGCGTGTTCTTGGCTTTTTTCGTTTACTTTGTCGTGGTTGCCTACTAGTACCCATGGTTGCATGTCTGCCAAGGCAAAAGTCTCTATCATTGCGTTCATGCATTCGGCGCGAATATTAGCTTTTGAATCATGCGTATCGCCACATACAATTAAGGGTACTTTAAAGTTATTAGACAATACTATGGCTCTACGTACAGCCTCATCGGCTACATGCATAGTCTTTAAATTGTAGTGGATATCAGATATCAGAATCGCTTTCGGTTTCTTCACTTTGTTCTCCGCTTACTGTTGCTCCGTTAGCTGTGATCTCAAAGTCGAGTTGATGTAAACTAGTCTCAGACTGCGATAAGTGGTTTTTAGCTACAGTACCGCGAGTCAGTATTCCGTATTTAACTTTACGCCCTTTGATTACTTTAGTCAAAGTCTTGATGCGCTTTAGCCTTATAATGAGACTAGAATGAAATTCTATTTTTTTACCGCCAGATTCAGCGTCGCCTACCTGCATAAAGCCGATTTTAGCGTATACCTGGTTTATAAGAAGTACTGAGATAGAGTCTGGGTATTTGTTTATAAGGCCTACAAACATTTTCATTACAGCACCGTTTTCTTTAGCGTCTTGGCCAGGTTGACCGTGTTTTTCTGAGTCTAGTTCGCGTTCGGCAGCGCCTCGGGCTTGGCTGCCGCCTACTGAGTCCCATACGATGAATACTTTTGCGTTTGGGTATTTGTCTTTAGCCGCGATTGCAAGTTTTCGGACTTTTTCGCCCCCCTGAAGTATTTCGTTTGTTTTTACTACTAAAAGGTCTTTAGCCGACCCCTTAAACTTAGTATCGTACCTTTGGGCGTCTAACTTGTCTTCTGAGTCCCATACGATTACTATATGATCTGTTTTTTGGGCAGATGCCATTGCTTCGCCTGCACATGTAGACTTACCTGAATCAGGAGGACCGCTTATCTGTACTATCTTGTTGTAAGGCAGACAAGGCAGCCCTGCAAGCTCTCTAACTGGGTGGGTAGGCGGCAATTTAACGCCATCTGTTTCTTTATATTCTTGGCGTATACTATCGCCAGTCGTAATCATACCTTGAGATTTTTTGTCTTTTTTATACTGTTCTTGTACTGTGTTTACTATCGCTGATAAATCAAATTTACTCATTTTTTAAATCCTTCCATATCATTCAAATTTCCCTTTGGCTATAGCTCTGTAATGGAGGTGTGCGTCTTTAAATATACCGAATAATCGAAACATTTCATCTCTAGTTACTTCAGCGTCGTCTAATGTGCCTTGTTCGGCGTTTACTTTCTCGTCTTTATCTACTATAGCATTGAGTAAAGAATCTGAGGGCTTTTTTTCGTTTGCGGTTGCCTCTTTATGAAAAACCTCTGCTTTAGTCTGTTTTACTAACGCCTTTAAGAGTCGTGCATTAAGATCTAACTGTCGTATCTCTTCTGAGACCTGAATTTGAGCTGCTAAAAACTCGCCTGCAAGGGCTTCGGCTTCGGATACGGTTACACCTTCTGTATAGCTTGCAATTATTTTGGCTTCCAATGCTTTGTAGTTCATTTTTACCTCAAAAGTTAATTCCGACCGATAAGCCTATAGTACCATTAGTTAGCCCAAAAACTCCTAAAGTTAGAGGGCCTACAAATTCCTTAGAGACGCTTATACCGTATAGAGGTATACCGAGGTCGTGTATAGAAGTGCCGACTAATGCTGATAGGTTGATTTTACTACCGCCTTTAACCGTAACGGTTTGAGACTTAGTATCCGAGTCTTTATTATCTACTTGGTCTTTTACAGTATCTATGACTGTGACAACTGTACTCGATCCGTCCGGACTTTTTTTTTCTGTAATAGTTTCTCGCTGGTGTGTATCTGTTTTTACAGTCTCGTCGACTTTAGTCTCAGATTTGGTATTTGTAGTAATCGTAGCCGTGTAGTGCCCTAAGGCGTACGCTATTACCATCAGCACTGTGATTAATATAGCAATTCCCTTAACGTTCATATAGCCTCCGTTAGAATTGCCCAGGCGGTCAGGGGGTGCTGCCGCCCAGGCTTATGCGCATCAGGATGGAATTACAGGTTAAACGTCTTTTTTATAAATGTCAAGGTTATTGTTTCGAATTTCTTCGTAAAGCTTGTCTTTAAGGATGTACTCGGCTTGCTTTACAAGACTATCAAAATCTTTAGGCATTATGTAGTCTTGACCGTAATGTTTAGTAATATCTACTGCGGTTAGGCGTAGTCTTTCTTTTGCTATAGAGTATTCTTCAAATAACTTTTGGAGTAGCTGTATTTGTGATTTAAGGTTTTTCATCTACCCCCCATATAATTCTTTCTAATTTAGAAGCTTTACGTATTTTTTTTAATTCCGCAATTAATGAATCTTTCGTGTACGTTTTCATCATGCATCTGCATCACGAAATAACGATAAATTATCGTTCTCACCGGCTTTGACCGATTTTTTACTTTTCTCAGCTTGGAATGGGTCAATACCGGTCTTCTCATAACCTTTGATTCTCTGTCTCGCTAGCTCACAATATTCTTTTGATATCTCTATCCCGATAAAATCCCTACCGGCTTTTTTCGCAGCTAACGCAGTTGTTCCTGAACCCATAAATGGGTCTAAAACAATTTTTGCTTTTTCCGGCGTTGATTTAATAATTCTATCTATTAATGCAACAGGAAAAGGAGCTGGATGCTTATTATTCATTTCCTGCGGAAAATTCCAAATATCTCCAAAAGCATTGGCTTTCGGGGCTAATTTAAAAGCTGGCTTTGTAATCATATAAATAACTTCATAAGTAGGTAAAAAATAACCGGGATTGAAATTGATGCCCCCTGCTCTTTGCCAAATCAAAATCTGCCGTACCGGAAAACCACCCACAATATCTTGTCGATTTTGAATCAAACCCGCTTGCACGCGCCATTTATGATTGTAAAAAAAAGCCCCATCATTTTTTAAAACACGAAGAACTTCTGTAATTAAATTTCTCTGCCATGTAGCATACTCGTCATGAGGCATATTATCGCCATAGGTGGCGTAGCCTTTTAAAAGTGCTGCGTTTGACCACTTGCCTCCTCGACCATCTTTCATTCCGTTGCCCGTCGAGTTTTTCAAATTATAAGGCGGTGACGTTATCGCCAAATCTATACTTTCATCCGGCAATTCTTTTAAAGCCTCAATCGAATCACTACAGATTATTTTATTAACAAATTTACTTAAATCTTTCTTACCCACGCTTATCCGCCTTTCTCAAGATGCTGACATTAATTCCTGTTACGATTGTTGTTTTTTAAACTCTTGAAAACACAATTTTTCGAGTATTTCTTCATTGGTCACAAGACCTTTATTCTTTGATTTTATTTCATCCATAGTATGCGATTGATCCATCCTACTAATATCGCCAGCAGCAGTATTACTATCCATATATCCATTAATTTACCATAAAATAAGTAACCGTAAGAAGGATTACTATAAACCCAAGCGTTAGTATCGCGTTTATTTCAGATTGAGTCAAATCATTTCTCATAAATCCTCCGCTTCAAATATTATAAGCTCTAATTCTGTAGTAAGCAACCTGTCGTAAGGGCTGTCGGCGACTAACCAGCCTTCTTTAATCTCTAAATCTTTAACTACGTTACTAATATACCTATTACGCTTAAACCTACAAAAAATCTCGTTATCTATGTTAGGCTTGTTATTTAAGACTTTGAAAGCAAAATTAGAATTTTTGTCGTAGCAGACCTCGCCTATCTTTTTATTCACTAGTGCACTTGCCTTCTGAGACTTTAATATTATAGTAAGATCCTACGTATTCCTGCTCTCTAGCGTATTTACTAAAATCTACGTATAGGTTTTCACCTTCTATTTTAGTAATCCTGCCTTTAGCGGCGGTTTCATACCCGTACTCCATTTGTCCAGTACTAGTCTTCAGAGTTACGTTAATCAAACACCATACTATTACGCCTACGTGCATAAACCCTCCTATTTAATTATAGTACTTATCGGAAGTATTTGCAAATACTTTAGCGGTAGAGTATGATTTTGGCATTGCTTAAAGCTAATACGTACGCTAATGCTTAGGCGTATCGCGCGGCACATCGTTTGCTTTATTCAAAAAAACATTAAAAAAAAGATTACGCGTAAAGCTTATACGATTATACTAACGCTTTAGCCACAGTGTCAACACTTATTTTTCTATGCCAAGGCCTATAACGCCAAATCGCATATATTTGATCTAAGAAAAAAGTATACAAGCCCTAAAGTATTTGATAGATTAACCGATATAACTTTTGGAGGACATATGAAACACACTATAATTACTATAAGCCTTTTATTAGCCGCTTGCGGCACGCATTACGACCCAGGGTTTGTCACCCAGCCTACTGTCTCCGAAAGCCCTGCCACGGCCTCACAATGCCCTTCAGGGGGCATCGTAATAGTAGTAGATAACGGGACGCCTCAAGCTATCTGTAACGGAATTGCTGGGGCTGTAGGCCAAACAGGTGCTACCGGCCCTCAGGGTCCGCAAGGAAACCCTGGACCTCAAGGCACCCCAGGAGTTGATATAACGCCTATTACTTGGGTTCAGTTCTGCGCGCCTACGACGGCATACCCAAATACCTTCTCAGAAGGCGGGTTTTGTATAGCCGGCAACCTTTATGCCGTTTACTCTATTAACGGTGGGTTTATGACGCTTATACCGCCTGGAGTTTATAGCTCAAACGGCGTAAACTCTACGTGTACGTTTACAGTACAAGCCAATTGCGTGGTTACTCACTAATGGTCACAATAACGGTAGATAACTCTTATTCTAGGATTACAGGTTTGTCATTAAAGGACGAAAAAGATCTTAAAGACAAGCTTTCGTATATAGTCGGCGGCAGTAATAGTTATTTTTCTAAGTTTGGGCCTAGAAAGAGGAGTTTGTTAGGCAAACGAGGCGACTACCCTTCAGGCCTAAACCATAAAGTAATCGCGTTTTTAAAAAATCGCAAATTGCGATATGAAGTAAAAGACGTTAGGGTAGAACCTTGAAGCCTTATCTTGACCAATTAAAAGCCGTAGAGGCGGCTGTTAAGCATAAGCGCGGTACTATATCTATGCCTACAGGCTCGGGCAAGTCACATGTAATAAGGCTTATAATAGAAAGACTAAACCTTAAAACACTTGTAGTAGTACCAAGCCTTGAGATTAAGCGTCAATTAAAGCATACGCTTAAAGGTCTTAAAAACGTTACCGTAGAGAATATAGATTCTAAAGCACTTAGGTACATGACAAATTTTGACATATTAATCATAGACGAGTGTCACCACGTTGCAGCCAAGACATACCAAAAGCTAAACAAAGTAGCCTGGACTAAGATATATTACCGTTTTTTGTTTACGGCAACGCCTTTTAGAAACGATTCCGAAGAAACCTTGTTATTTGAGGCTATATGCGGAGAGGTGATATACCGCCTGTCTTACGCCGATGCCGTAAAAGCAGGGTATATAGTCCCTGTAGACGCCTTTTACGTAGAGTCTACTAAAAAAGAGACTGAAGCCTATACATACCGCCAAGTCTACAACGAGCTTGTAGTAAATAACCTTTCCAGAAATCTACTTCTTAGCTCACTTATGCTGAAGCTAAACGGGTCGCCTACGCTTTGCTTAGTAAGAGAAGTACTGCATGGGCAGATCTTATCAGACCTTACAGGATATCCGTTTGTATCTGGCGAAGACGACGAGTCTAGAGATTACATAGATTTATTTAATCGAGGCGAGATTACGACGCTTGTAGGTACTACAGGTATACTCGGAGAAGGCGTCGACTCTAAGCCTGCCGAGTATATAATAATAGCGGGCTTAGGCAAGGCTAAAAGCCAGTTTATGCAACAAGTAGGCCGAGGCGTTAGAAAGCACGCAAATAAAGAATCTTGCAAGGTAATCCTAGTAAAAGATAAAAGCCATAAATTTACCTTGCGTCATTTCAATAGTCAGGCTAGTATATTAAAAGAAGAATATGGCGTTAAACCTATTAGGATAGATATATGAACTTAATACTTAAAAGAACGGATTTTATAGATACAGGCATATTTGGTTTATTGACTGATACCGACGGCAATCAAGTAGCTGTTACTTTAGAACATGCATTTGATTCGGGCAACGGCGACGGCACATACGCCCCTAAGATACCAAATGGGGTTTATACGTGCCAGCGCAGCCAGCATAGATTAGAAGGCATGGACCATGATTTTACTACGTTTCAAATAATGAATGTCCCTAACCATACAAATATACTGTTTCACTGGGGTAACTATAACCAAGACTCAGACGGCTGCGTACTTTTAGGCAACGAGCGTAACGGCGATATGATTATGAATAGCAAGGTTACATTCCAAAAATTTATGGACTTGCAAAACGGTTTAGACACATTTACACTAACTGTAACTTAAGGAGACGCATGAAAGTATTAGATAGAGTTTTAGAAGTAGGCCTTTACGCAGCAGTAATTGCTTTACTTGGAATAGTTATATATGCAGGCTATAGATTTACACATAAGCCTTTAATCGCGATCACAAATCCTAGCGATAGTAATAAATTAAGCCCTGTAGTACGCCTTACTACTCCAGACGGCAGGACTTTCTGTACGGGCACTGTAGTAAACCCTAATACTATAGTAACGGCAGCGCATTGCGTAGTCCAAGAACTTGCACCAGGTACAGGCTTTATGATTGTAGCCCAAGGAATCAATATACGTGCAGTAGACGGTAAAGACCTTGGTATTAGTACCGTAACCGTATTTGCGTCTCCTCAAATGGATACTGCTATATTAGAAGGCGATTTTAGGTTATTTGAGCCTAGAGCAATGATTACAGACGTTACTAAGCTTACTGAAATTGTATCTAAAGGCGCTGTATTTACTAGTTGCGGGTACCCGCTTAGCGGCCCGCTTTATTGCAGTAAAACTAAATACATAGGTCGGATTAACTTTATGTGGTTAGTCTCGGGCGTATTGTTACCAGGTATGAGCGGCGGCCCTACGATGTTAGAAGACGGGACTGTAGTCGCGATTAACGACGCCGTTACTGGCGAATTTAGTGTTGTAGTACCGACTTATAATTTACCTATTAGGTAGGATTTGAAGGCGGAGTCTTAGGATTGAGCTCCGCGATTTTGCTTGCGACTTTGCCTGTAAATGCAGCCCATACAAATATACTTACGTCTGCATCGTGACCAGTAAGAGCTAAGTACCCGCCAATAAGAAGGCTTAATAACGACATAACGCGGGCCATGCTTACGTCGCCGTTTTCTGAGAATAAACTTTTAAGCCAATGTTTCATTAATATAATTTCATTAAATAATGCATAATACCATGTGCGCCGCCGCCAGTAGCAGCTAACCCACCAAGTATTTTAAGGATTGTATTTATAATAGCTACATGTTTTTCTACAGGGGCAAGCTTTGCTTCTAGCAGATTGCTACGCTTTATGTGTTCGTCTAACAATACGGATTGCTTGGCTAAAGTAACATCTATATTAGCCATGTGGTCTGTAATCTTATCTAATTTATTTTCAATGCGGTCAAATCTATTGTCGTCCATAAGTCACTATAAAGATGGTTGCCGCGTAATAATCATATCTAATTTAACTGTATTTAACTGCTGGTCGTCTACTTGGCTAGATGTAAGCGTAAAGCTAATAACATCGCCTACCTGGCAGTTAGCAAGGCCTTCTATAATACGACTAGACTGGCCAGTAGTATTGGGCTGAGGAAGAGGAACTTCTGTAGCAGTAGCAATCGTAGCAGATACGCTACCAGACTGAGATATAGTAACCGTAAGACCTGAAGTCTGTAGATCTGATACTATAGCACTGCATTTATGAATGCCTGCCGTTTGTACCGCATATTGATAGGTATTTAGCCCTACCATTGTTTTTTGTGTATCGAAGTTTGGGATATTAATTGTAGCCATATATTTCCTATACGTTTATTGTGAACATGTTAACTATTACTGAACCTGTGCCAGAAGAAGGCGTGAATACGACTCTTAAAGCCCTAGCGCATACTGTTGAAAGAATTATACTTGCTGCTTGAACGTTAGCAGTTACGGTCACCGTAGCGCCTGAAATATCGCTCCAATGCATGTACGTACTAGGGTTAAATGTACCGCTTGCCTGTATATCGTTACTCATCTGGACTTTATAAATTCCTGCTGCAGTAGTGCTGGCCGTGCTGAACTGAAACGATGCTTGATAGATTTGGCTAGCATCTATAGCAGATCCGTTAATAGGCGTCGTGCCTGAAATCGTACCTGAAAGAACTGTATTATTACTATTTTTCATTATGGTAACCAACCTGTTACTGGATATCGACCCTGAATCGAAAAATCTATTTCATTACCAAACGGTCCAATAGCCCCCCACATACCCGTGGCTTGAACATATAAAGACATGGCTATTGAATTTGCCGACATTAAATACCCTACTTGAACGGTAGAATTTGTCACATCGGACCAAATTCCTTGTCCAAACATTGTTTTTTTAGTAGGTATTCCAGTTCCAGGGTTTGTTTGAGCATTAGTTAAATTAGGAGCTAAATTTGTCGGGTAAAAAATTCTGTAGTCGCCAGATCCTGCCGTGCCGCCGGATGCTGCCCATTGAGCGTCATAACGAAAATTTAAATACTGGCCAGTTCTCCACCAAATAAAATTATCAAAAGTTGTAGTGCCTTTAACTGGCGCTGATGTTGCAACTGCACTGAAGGTTAACGTTGCCGGACCAGTGCCAGACGTTCTTGTCAACGTACCGCTGGCGGCAGGAGCTCCCGTACCAGAAGTAGGCATAGACGTTACCGTGCCTGACGAAGTCACTACAAAACTTTGCGAGTTATTTGTGTACACGTCACCCGCGACTACTGTAGCTGAAGTGATAGTAAAAGTATAAGCGCTTGTAGATGATATAAAAAGTGCCGTAGATACGGCTTCAGAAGTCGTAGCGACGTGTTCTGAAACGACCCAGTTAGCCCCGTTAGACGTGAATATAAAGATTTCAGAGTTAGTATAGAGAGCTATCGCACCAGAAGCATTGGCAACACCGTTATAAGTAATAGTTTGGCTAGACGTAGTGTTTATAGTATAGACTTGCGTAAGCGATGTACCGTTATGATACACACCAATACTTTGACCGCTAACGCCTACTGCTGTAGGAAGGGTTATAGTAAAACTCGCGCTTGAAGCTGTTACAAAATCATTTGCAGCAGCACTGTACGCAGTAGTCTGTGCAGTCATGTTATATTGCGCAGCACTACCAGCAGCAGATATGCTTATATTACCGCTAGCATCTGTTTTAACGTACCCTGCGGTTACTGTAGGTACGAACAAACCTAAACCGCCAGAGCCGCCTTGGATGATTGCTGAAGGTGATTGATTTAACGCCATTACGGTACCTGTCCTATTATTCGAGACCCGTTTGCTAGTATTTCTTCTACTCTATAAGAGTTATTATTCGCCGACATTAAAGCCGATATTTTAGCAAGTGCGTCGGCATCGTTTATAGCAGTAGTTGCTTGGATTAGAGAGCCCGAACCATCTGTATTTATTAAATAAATATTAATATTCATTATGCCTGCTTTGCTGTAAACGGTACTGATGCTGTAGCTGAGATTACGTTAACTGCTTCTGTAGACACAAAAGACGACTCTTGTACAAAAGACGCCCCTGGGGTTAATTGTATAGATCCAGCACCTACTGTAGCGGCAGAAGTAAAGTTTATATAAATATTTGCCGTACCTACGTTTTGAATAAATAAATACTTTCTATTCTGTAGTGCAGTAAGTGCGGTAGTCGAAGTGCTAGGAGTTGCAGAAGTAGTAGTCGACGAATCTGTTAAAATACCGCCGGCTGCTTGTTGAATAGACGAAGTACTTGCTTGAGCACGAATTATTTGACGAGTAACTGACGTAATAGTATTTAAAGTCTGTACATAACGAAGCGTAGACCCAGTCATATTTAACGTAGGTGATACTAATACGCCGTTTGCCGTAACGACACTTGCCGAAACAGTAACTGCAGGAAACGTATAAACCGTATACCAATTCGTTTGGTCGATAGATTCTTGGATTTGTACAACAAACGAGCCCGTACCCGCTGCAGCCGTTGTATCTAAGCTTACTGTATAACTAGAACCAAATGTCGGAGTAATCGCCGCCGAAGTTGTAGTTGTGGTAATCGCTGCAGATGCAACGTCTGTTACTGTAGCAGGAGCAGCGCCTTGGCCTTTTGTTACAGTACCTACAGTCGTAATAGTACCTGCAGTAATGCTTGATACCGTAGATACTGTAGATACTGTAGATACTGTCGTAATAGTACCAGACTCTACTACTACGCCGATATCGTTACCAAAAGCCGTTAAAAGGATGTTTTGGCCTAAAGTACCGATAACACCTTGAATTGTAGCTACAGTACCAGTAGTCGTACATTGTACACGGACCCATTTAAAGCCTTGAGTCGCAATCCTATAAGAAAGAGCTGCAGATAACGTACCTACAGAAGCTGCTTGAGTGCTTGCAGAAGTAGCTGGTAATGCCGTCCAAGTAGTCAAAGTAGGATCGTTAGTACCTTGAGCCGTGTATACTGTAGTAGTAATAGCCGAGATTTGAACGGCTATTTCAGAAAAAGAAGATGCATCAAACGGACCTACAAGTGTTTGGCCAGAAGTAACCGTATAAGTCCAAGGAAATACTACGCGGCTATATGCTTGCGATTGAGATTGTACAAAAAAGTAAGCAGTCCCAGACGTATAAGACGTCATGTTGGCGCGAATTAATATATACCCTGTCGTACTACCTGTAGCTGCTGGAGCATCTGTAAACCATAATCCGTTTGCGGTTGCAGTCGTTACGGCGCCTCCTGCAGTCGGAGTTGATACAGGATATACGTTTAAGCTATTCCAAGTCGATCCGTTATTAATAGAATATTGGAATGTAACTGTGCCTGACCATGCAGTAGTCGCGCCAGGGCCGTTAGTAAGCGTTAAATAGAGATTAGAGCTAGGGTCTACTGTGTATTGAACTGTAGCGTTAGCTGCAGCCATTGATATAGTAGTAGGAGTGCCGTATACAGCAAGAGATGCAGTGCCAACTTCAAATCCGCCCTGATCAGATGCGATTACGACTGGCAAGCTGCTTGCTGAGGCTGCAGAACCTTGTGTAATGCCTACTAAATTACCTGATCCGTTTATAACGCCGATCTCAGTAGCGCTAGTAGGCGCTGTAGTGCCTGTAGTACCGACTGACGGATTAGAAGCTGTTATTGTACCAGATACAGGTACTGGGGTGCCTGAAGCATTACCTTGAATAGTTACTAAACCTGTAGAAGCGCCAGAGCCTGCAGCCGTAGAGCCGATTACTGTAGCGTTGAGGGCAGATGCAGTACTTTGAGTAGCCGCAAATGAAGTATTTGTAATAGAGCCGATTGCATTAGAGCCTGTAGGAATAGGACTGTTAGGGCTTAAAGCGACTACTAACGAAGGATCTGTAGCAGCGGCTGCTGTACTAGCTGCTTTTACTGCTGCGGTATTTGTGCCGTCGTTGATTTTAGTAGTTTGAGAACCTAAAGTAGTCTGGTTAGCCGCCGTAGCCGCGCCTGTCGGAAGAGGCAGTGTACTTGCGCTTATAGGCTGAGTAACAGCAGATCCGTCTACTTTAAGTGCGTTTGAGGCCGTAACAGTTGCAGTATTACCGCCTTGGGTAATTTGTGTAGTTTGGTTGCCGTTAGTCTGGTTAGCTGCAGTCGCAACGCCTGAAATAGTAGCTGTCACGGTACCAGATATCGGTATAGCAACGCCAGACGCAGAGCCTTGGATTGTAATAGCAGTAGAAGCAGAAGAGCCTGGGGCTGATTGTACGTTTGTTAAATGAGAGTCTAAAGCCGCGCCTGTAGTGTTGGTAGCGATAGTAGCTAGACTTGTATTACCGGTAGTCTGTAATGCGCTAGTAGCTGCGCCTGTAGGCAAGACAGAAGAAATTACGTTTGTATTTACGTTACCTGAAGCGTCTACAGAAATAGGCGTTAAATTACCAGCATTTACGCCTGCAATTTCTGTGCTAGACGTGGGGGCTGTAGCGCCGTTAGTACCAACACTTGGGTTAGATGCACTAATAGTGCCAGATATAGGTAAAGGATTTGAAGCCGATACGCCTACAAGGTTACCGGCTACGATTATACCCATTTCAGTCGCTGAAGTAGGTGCTGTAGTGCCTGTAGTGCCTACGCTTGGGTTAGAAGCAGTAATAGACCCTGAAATAGGAAGCGGGTTAGTAGAAGAAACGCCTTGTAGTTTACCTGTATTGTCTATAATACCGATTTCGGTACTAGACGTAGGGGCTGTAGTGTTATTAGTACCTACTGAAGCGTTTGAACTAGAACCGCCTGCTGAGGCGGGGTATTGCATGTAAAAGCTCATTATTGCACCTTTCCTGTAACTATTGCATTCATGGTGCCTGTACCAGAGACTGGGGTATAAACTAGTCTAATTGCGTAGCCCCCTAAAGTATCAATATCTGCAAAACCGTTGCCTGTATTGCCTGAAACAGTGCCTGTTGCACTCATTGGAAGCGTATTCCATGTACCGGCGTTTAAAACTGTGCCGGCTGCGTTGATAGAATAGTCGTTGGATACTTGGACTGTAACAGTTCCTGAAGGACTAGAGCCTGACCACGTAATACTATATGAAATCATTGAAGTATTTGGTATTAAAGTAACTGCTGATGTTATGCTAGAGGCCATATTCCCGTTAGTTATTACTGGGTAGGGGCCTAAGAGTGGGCGTGATGCCATGTATCCTTCCTTTTGAGATTAAGGGCTTTTGACCCTAGTACTATAGACGTGTAGTCAGGATTCACGAGACGACCTATCGCCTTCTGCTGCTTGGCTTGTAGTCTTATAAGCATTAGCGCCTTTTTTAAGCGACTTTGCTGCCTCGTTACTGGGTTTCTTTTGTTTGCCCTGGGGCTGAGGTTGCTGGGCCGGCTGCATTGTGCCTTGGGCCGCCTGGATCGAATTAGGCGTCATTGTAGAGTCTAATGGCTGTCCTAGGAATAAGCTTAGACTCATGCGTTGCTTATACGGTATGTGATCGCCGTTTTCGCCATGAATAGAAGTCATTTCATTTGATAGCTGTTGTGAGATTTGCTTATAAAGACCAGGGTACATGCCTTGAAGGTCGTGCATATCGTTTACTTGGAGCGTACCGTTTTTTATTTTATTTAATACTAACATTGGATTAAGAGCAATATCTTGCGCGTTTTTATATCTGGTAATATCGGCTTGAGATGGCGGTATTGATTTGTCTAACGGGCCTTGCATTTGAGGCTTTGGTTTAAGGCCTTGAAGGTATTGCATCGCACGAGTACTTGCTTGAGTAACAGATTGCTGATGAGGCGGTAAATAATGCCCTAAATCACCTGATTGGCTTTGGGCAAACTGTTGAGGGCTTTTTTCTGCCTTAGCCATTGCTTTGTCTAGCTTGTCTCTGTCGGCTTGGGCCGGCATGTTGTGCGCAGCAATTACCATCGCACCTGGTTTAAGAGTGTTTTTAACGGCCCTAGACAGCATGTTTTGGCCTTTATAAGTCTGATCTATAAAATCTATTGCTGCTTTAAGCCCTGGGGCCGATATAGGCTCGCTAGATGCTGCAAATCTAAGCATTGCAAGTTTTGCGGCTTCTGGCGCTTCTTTACCTAATCTCGTAGCTAGTTCGCCTAACAATAGACTAGAGCCTATACCGTGGCCTGACATCATGCCTATCGCACCCATTGCAGACGTGCCTAAATGCTTTACCATGTTCCAAATACCTGCGGGCGTGCCAGAGTCTTTAGGGTTAGTCATTTGTTCTAATACTCTCGCGCCGGCTTCTGCTCTTTGTATAAATTCGGGCGGCAAGATAGTATTAAGGTAAGTATCTTTACCGGCCTTGGTTTTTTCGATTATTTTGTTTAATTTATTTACATCTATAGGCATATCGTCTTTAGCTGCATTTATAGCAGGCTTTAAAAGAGATCTGCGTTCGTTTTTAATTACTTCGTTGAAAGCCTCTGGAAAATTTTTCTGTAAAAACTCAGCGCCCTCGGTATTATTTTTAATACCAAACTTCTTAAATACTTGTTCTGGCGTCATATTTTGGTCTAGTTGACGCATAAAGTCCCTAGAATTATTAGAACGAATATTAAAGTGGTCTGAAAGCTGTTCTCTAATACCTTCTGCTTCAGCGTATTTTTGATTAAGGGCTTTACGCTCTGCAATCCAAGCAGCAGCTTCTTTAGAGGCATTTGGTATGCCTTCAGACTCCGCAGCAGAATTCATGATTATTTTGTCTTTAAAATCACGAATCATATCGCGTACTTGTTTATATGCAAGGCCAGATTCATTATCGCCTGCACGAAATGCTTTTGTAGCATCGTTTCTAAGCTCTGTATCGTACTTATCGTAATCGGCAAGGCTGCCAAAATCTAATTGGCGTTCGCCTGCTTTATAGAATATATCTGAATGAGGCGAATTAGGTGCATAACTAGTAACCCCTTTTTCGCGCAATTGATCCATAAGCTTTAATTTATCGTTGTCGCTTGTAGATAACGTAGAAGCCTCTGCTTTACGCTTATCCATTGCTTCCCATAAAGGCTCAAACGTTTCTTTAATTTGACCGTTTATAGCGTCTTTAACGCTTTTACCGCCGTCGGCTTCGTCGTACGCCCTCATGTCTTCTATGCTAGATCCTAACGGCTCTACTACAGAGTTTGCGACGTTTTCTTTAAGGGCTTGTCGTTCAGCTAAATATTTAGGGTTTTCAGACCTTATAAGATTTTTAGACCACTCGTTTGCTGTAGGGCTTTCAGAAAGGTCTGCTGCCTGTAATGGAGTAGTAGTATCGTGTATGCCTAAGGTCTTAAGATCGTTTATAATCTCGTCTGGCGGTTTGATTATACTTTCGCCATTCCATCGCTTAGCAACAGTATTTAATAGCTGTTCTACTTTAGGGCCGGCGGTCGCCTTCCATAACGGCGATACTACGCCTGTAACGGCTGCGCCTGTCGCACCGCCTAATACCGCTCCTAACCCTGTATTTATAATAGCAGATTCGGCACTAGTATCAGGATCGTTTAAAAGCATTTTACCGACTTCGTCTGAGCCGGTAAGTACTGCCATCTCGGCTGCTTGCTGTACTGCACTAGAACCTATTTTATGAGTAAGGCTTGCGCCTTCTGCTGCTTCTGATAATCCTGCAATTCCTTTTGCGCCTTCGCCTATTTCAGACAGAAGACTTGCAGCACCTGTATCAGTAGCGATACCGCCTACTAGGCCGGCTGCTTCGCCTAAACCAGACGATATAGGATTAGTTTTTTGTCTTGCAAGGATCGACTGAGGCGATACGCCTAGACCCTGCTCTATTACATTAGACACTGGTGCAGATAGCAACCCGCGCCCAGCACCTTCTAATGCTGTAATCGCCTGCTGGCCTGTACTTCCGTATCGCTCTTCGTCTGATTGAAATTCATTTTCAGGAATAAAATCAGGCGTTGAGCCTGGGGTTTTAATTCCTTGATCGGTCTGAGATGTAGGTTGAGCCTGAGGCATTTGTGCGTCAGGAATAAAATCAGGCGTTTCTGCCATAAGTTATTTTACCTTTTGCCAGCCGCCGTTTACTTTACGGTATTGGGCTCCGTTATATGTTTTTACTTCGGGCTCAGATTGTTCTGCAGGTTTTTGTGTAGGTAGACCATAATTGCTTTTAAGCGTGTTTAGCTGCATTTGGTTAGACTCTAAAATTGTTTTAATTTTAGGCTGAGAGCTAAGAGTTTTTAAAGCGCCTGCAGGGTTATCATCTACAAATTTTTCTAACAATGGTTTTTCAGACTCGCGAAACACGGTGCCTAACAAACCTTCTCTAATAGCCTGTTGTAATATCTGGGCTTTTTGAACACCTATATTATATTCAGCAGACCCAGGTACTAGATTAGTGTGAGTCTTAGAGTAGTTTAGCACGTCTTTACCGATACTGTCTAGCTTTTGATGCGCGACTAACTCAGATCTTACTGCTTCAGGCACTGGTATTTTTGATATACCTACGCCAGGTACTAATAACTGTTGGTATTCTGCGGCTTGTTTAGGGTCGACTGCACGCATGTAATTAAGCATATGCTCAAAGCCTGCGGTATTAGATGGATCGCCGTTATTGCCGTCGGTATAGCTCATAAGGGCTTTGCGCATCGTAAGACCCATTGCAAGCGGCGCCATTTGCTGCTGTAACTGGCTTTTAGCGTTTAGAGCGGCTGCTTTTGCAAGCGGAGTAGCGGCCTTAGCGGCTGCCTGATCTAATTGGTTTGCTACTATATCTGACTGCATAAGGCGCGTCATATCTGTAGCGTCTCGCATATTACCGAATTGGCGAAGGTTTGCTTCTAATAGCGTCTTTTTAGCGCCAAGATTTTGGACTTGAGCGTTAATATTCTGATCCATTTGGTATTTAAGAAAATCTATTGCAGCGTTTGGTTTGCTGCTAGGATTAAACCCTGCAAGTATCATACCAAGGCCTGCTGCGATTTTACTGTGGCTGCCGTTGCCGTTAGCATCGCCTATCCAATATTTATTAGGATCAATATAACCGTTTTGGATATCTGCAATGTGGTCTAATCGTTCTTTATTAAGAGCGTCGTAATTAGTCTGATACCTGTTCATGGCATCAGTTTTAACGCGTTCCGCATCTTGTAAAACTTGAGATCTATCTTGACCTAGTTGACCTAACGCTGTTGCTTGTTGATTAATACCCGCCATACCTGAATTATAGGCGCCGCTGAGCATGTCTTCATAAGAAGGCATTCCAGGCTTTGCAGGAGGGTTACCAGCAGGCGGTTGTACTGCCCCCGGCGCAGGCGCGTTAGGATCATTTTGGGTTTGATCTTGAGGCTGTTGAGGCTCGCCAAGGCCTAGGTTTTGCTTTGCTTGGGCAAAAGCATCTTGCTGCTGCTTAGATTGATCTTGCATTACCTGCTGTTGGGCGTGTTCTTTATCTAACTGGACTTCGGCCTGTTGTTCTGCAGGTAGATTTATATCTGATGGTGTTTTGCCTGATTGAAAATCAAACTTCTGATTTTGCATTTTTTGATACATATCAGGAGTAGGGGCTTTACCAAGACTTGCGACATGCTGTCTATCTACACTATCGTTATAAAGATGTTGAAAGTGTTCTCGTTCTGGGTTTACTTGAGAAGGCTTTGGAGTCATGTCCATAGCCTGTTGCATCATGCTATCTTCTGGTGCAGGATTAGCCGAATTAGGGTCTAGATTGGTCGGGGCATCGTCACTTTTAGATACAAGATCGTCTGAGGACGCGTATTTTTTACGGATAACGCCGCCGCATGCCTGGCAAGTCTCAGAGCCTGGGTGACCAGGGACTACGCCGCCGTCGGCTTCTCGGATTATTACTTTACCCCAACCTGAGTCTATACGAGATGTAGGATTGCCGGCAGTACCGCCTTGTTCTGGAGTTTCTTCTTGCGTAGCTTCGCCGCCTTGGGCCATTTGCGGCTGTTTTGGTTGCCATTCAGGCAATTCGCCTGTCTGTTCAAAATGCTGAGCAGCGGCTTTTTGTTCTGGAGTTCTAACATCTCTAGAAGTATCTACTGGGACTTGGTTTTGTGGGGTAGGTTGGATTGCATTCTGGCCTTCAACGCCCATTGCAGTATTTGCTTTAGAGCCCCAGTTGTTTAGTATAGATTCTACATCACCGCCGTCTGCCATCATAGCGCCTTTATGGGCTGCTTGATCTGATTCCGCAGGCGTTGCTGCTTGTTTAGCTATTGCCGATAAAGCTGAAAGGGCTTTTTGGTTTTCTGGGCTTAACGCACTATGTGCAAGGCGTATAGAATGCCCGTCTTTATGCTGTAAAGTCGTGTACTTGTCGTCCGAATGGACGTGCTTCATTTTACTGAAGTCTAGCTTTACGTTAGCCATTAAAAATCACCTGCATAAGCAAATTGATTAGTAGTTTTGCGCCTTAATTGCCAAGCTAATGTTGATTTTATAATATTGTGCGCGTAAGCTGCTTCTCGGATACTTTCGTATAAAATACCAGTTTCAAGATTTATAACTTTTTTACCTTTAAATTCGGTCGCAATGCTAATTCTCTGACCTTTTTTCCAAGTAGCAGAATGTACTAATTTCTTGCCTTTCTTAGAAATGCTTATTTTTCTTTTTGTTTCTTCTGTTCTTAAAAATCCGCCTTCTCCGCCAGTAGTAAGATTGTAGCCATTAGGCGCTAAAGTATTATACTCTTTAATGTATTTAATTTCTTTCTTATTTAACTCTTCTGAAGAATTACATTTTTCTAACACAGACCAAATAAAATCGTTTTTACCGTATTTTTTAATCGCAGAGCCAAAAGCATTATTACGCCTATTACAGTCGTCAAAATGGCCTTGCTGACGATTTTTTAATGCCTGTCTAGTTTGGCCTATATAACTTTTTCCCGATGTTTTACTCGTAGCTTTATATATAATCATTATTTTTTTGCTCTGTGTTTACCTGAAATTATATCCGCCACAAATTTATGTGCTTGCCATTGAGGATTTTTGGATTGAAGAATCGCATTAGGTATGATTATATCACCTTCGTTTAATGTTTTAGGTACTACATCATTACGATAGTCATTGCCAGGGTATTTAGGCTTACCAGGTATTTTTTCGCCGTCTAATGGAGACTTTTTACCTTCAGCTACTTTTTTTACGTCGTTTTTGTGTATTCTTATTTCTCCTTTTGAAACTAGCGCAGGTACTTTACCGCCTTCAGCCATTTTCATTTGAGACATTGGTTGCATTTGTTTTAATGGTTGCATTGTAGGCATAGTGCCTAACATGTGACGAGCAGCAAAAGATTGAGGGCCTGATACTGGTGAAGGAGTTTGACCGCCTTGGGCCATTTTTACTTCTCCGCCGTCTGCAAAACCGCGTTGGGCTTGTATTGCAGGAGAATTATAATCAGTAGGGCTACTAAACATATTACTAATACCGCTAGCAATAGCACCGCCAGGTATCATTTGTGCAGCAGAGCCTAAAGCTCCTGTAATACTACCTAGTAAATTCTGTTGGCCTTGGGCTGCTGTATTGGCTATACTTGCGTTTGCGCTATTAGCGTTTTGCTGAAGGCCATATAGATTGCCTTGGTTTTGAAGGCCGAATTGATTAAGATTAGTAAGCCCAGTCTGCTGCTGATTTACTTGTGTATTTGCAAGGTTAGCCATGTTGGCTTGCTGGCCTTGAAGGGCTTGCATAGCTGCAAGCTGTTGTTGGGCTTGCATCGTAGCGCCTTGGCCTGCTGCTTGCTGCTGGGTATTAGCGCCTTGCATTGCGGCTTGACGTGCTTCTAACCCTACGTTAGCGCCTGCGCCTCTCTGGCCTGCCATTAAAGCAGACTGTGCTGCAATGTTTTGGCCTGTTGCTTGATTAAGTGCGGCTTGCGCAGGATTAGGGCCTGTACCGTTAGCTACGCCTTGGAGTTGATTTGCAAGTGCTTGCTGTTGACCAAATACTGAAGATTGATTACCGAGGCCGTTTTGGCCTTGTAGTGCGTTTACGAATGATTGCTGTTGGGTTATATCGTTATTTACTGTGTTATTTGCTTGCGATAACTGTGCAGACGAAGGGCCTACGGCCTGATAACTCATGCCTTTACCGCCGCCTAAAAGACCTGAAACAAAGCTCATAACACTCCTATAGCTTTAAAGATAGAATCGAATGATTTATCTTAGTGAAACCAGTAGCTTCGGCCCTTACCGTAATCGCCAAGTCAGTAGTAAAAGCTATAATGCCTTCTAATTTCAGTGCTTTAGCCTCATTTATAAGGGCGTCGACTACTAAATTAATTGCTTCGTGCCTGATTACACTACCAAATACCGGATTACTACAAAGGCCGTCTAACTGTGCAATTACGTCACATTCTACGCGACGAAGAAAACCTGCTGCGACTGGGTGCTCGCCTAACATAGCGATATAACCTATTTTTGGAATAGTTTTATTAGTAATCTGGCGAAAGCCGGGGTATTCTTGCGCTTCTAGCATTTCGTATAAAAGTACTAGATCTGTTGGTTTAAATACTCTTAGCTTAATTTGAGCCAAAACTTCTGCCAGCTCGTTGTGTACGGAATCCACGTTTAGTACCTACTACAAGATTAAGGCCAGAAAGAGATAGTCCTTGGCCTGGGTTTACGCCGTATGATGCATCGTATACTTCTTGAAACGTAATCTGAAAACTTTCGCATTTTTGGTTTGCGGGGAAGAAACGAGCTTCAAATACGTTTGTATCTGTATTACCGCCCCACGGACCGCCAGAACCCCACTGTGCTTCTCCGCCCCAGTTAGGCGCGTAATTATCAGGAGTTATAGTAATATTCTGTACAGATCCTGGGTTATAGTTATATGCGATATTAACGTCTAGCGTAAAAGGCGTGTAATAAGTACCTAACAAATACCCAAAGTAAAAACGCTCAAATCCTTGTAATCCTGCGATATTTATCCAGGCAGTTGTAACTTTCATAAGTACAGGCGTAGAGCCATCTACAAATACGTTTGGCGTTTCTTGAAATACCTGGCCATAAGAATTTAAATAAGTCTGATAGCCTTGGTATAACGTACCAGATACAGCCGCTACGTTGCTATGCGTACCCCATTGGCTGACGAAGTAGTCGTACATAAGGGTTATATTGTTATTAAGTATAAATCGGACTTGGTTGGTACCTGGTATTGCTTGCGCCGATACTACTGGAATAGAGTTATACGCTTCTACTGGAGAACCTATGTAATTAGTAGAAAGGTCTCTGCCTAATAACCATATGCCTTTATCAGATTGAAACATAAGGCCATGAGGCATAAGTACGATACTATTAGGGTTTGTACACCCTACGCTACTAGTAATGAATATAGGGTCAGAGTATTGGCTATTCGCCCCGGTATTATCAGGGCCTATACCGTTAATGTAATATATCGCGTCTTTTTTAAAGACTATTAGCTTATCATCCATCGGGTAAAGTGCTGTTATAACGCCAGTAGATCCTTGTGCGCCCGATGTGGGGGCGACATAAATAGTAAGTAAATCTGACATTTCTACAGGAGTTGCTTCGATTACTTGTTTTGAATACCAAAGAAGGTTTTGGTCTTCTGCATCTACAAGCCAAAGCCTGTTATTAAACAAGGTGCTTGCAGTAGATGCAGGCGCGGCTATATCTTCTACGACTCCGCCTGTAGTATACAGTATTGCGTTACCTACTATTGCCGAGTCTGCAAACGTATCAGTAATAGTAACGTAATCTACGGTCGTATCGTTTAATATAGGGCTTGTAATACTAGTAAATTGGTAATAAATCTGCTGGCTTAGACTCCAGCGATAGCCTACAATCCGTACAGGGTTAGGCGGTAGTTTAGATGTTAGTCGTAACGTCGGTACGTAAATCGTATTAGTACTTGTAGTACCTGTAGTTACTTGAGATATAGGAATACTTGGTGCGGATCTATGAAGGTTACCTGCAGCATCGGTCCATTCGTACGTAAACTGGTAATAATAGGTACCGGCAGTAATACTACCGCCCGAGGCCGAAGTAGAGATAGTCTGAGCTTCTGGCCATACGTGAAAGCCATGTTCTACTGGCTTTACGCCGTCATATTCCCATAGTTGTCCACCTGTAAGATGTAATGCGCCTGCAATTTCGCTAGTATATTGCTGGTTATCGTTTATAGTAAACGTAGCAAGGTTAATCCCTGTTTGGCTATATATTGCAGCAGACGGGAGTCCTGAGTTTGTTACTTTATTTACAGACGTTAAAAAGTCTTTATAAAGATAAGGTACGTTAAAAGTATTGTTATAAAATGATACTGACGGTAAGATTTGGGTCGATTCGTACCCGCCGCCGTTAGAGTAGGCTAGGCGCATATATATCTGGCCTGTACTGTCTATTAAAAAGTACGTAGGCTGCATAGATACAATTTCGCCGTCTGCAGACGTTGCCTGGTACCCATACGCTACTAACATGTAAATCGTACTGTTATTTACAAACGGCTTAGATGCAAGGCCTACAGACCTTAATATTATTGCCGTAGACCCTGGCGTACCTGCGCCTGTAGTAGCAGGGGGCGTAATACTAGTACTTGAAATGTAATTTTGGTTAGTATTAGATAATTGCGTTACTTGATTGGTAGTTTCAAAGTAAATATTTAATACCCCGTTTTGGAATATACTGGATAAAGTTGCGATGTTGCTGGCAGATATTACTGTAGTGGCCGTCATTATAGGCCCTAAGTTAAAAGAATAACTAACTGATTGTCCTGTACTTCCGCCGTAATAAGTCACATAAACTCTAGAAGAAGCCGAGTCTGCTGTTACTGATACTAAACTAGAAGCCGATGATGTAGTAATGTTCTGCGCAGACGCTACTATAAGAGAATTGTTCAAAAACGAGACTTTAACCGAACTAGAAGAAGCCGACCAAGCCAAATATAGCGTATTATTTACCACGTATCCGTCATAACCGTCTGTAATAGCCGATACCGACGAACTTATATTAGCGGCTGATTTAGGATAGTTTATATTCATTATAGGAATAGCTACGTATCTGAGAGTAGGCGTAGAAATTATAGTCGCCATATACGTTACTATAAAATAATTACCTAATACAAACGTCCTAGGGTTTATAGAGGTAGATTCTAAAGCAACTGCAGGAATTATTTGCTTGCCTGACACGCTGTCTGATATCTGGTAATAGGCAATTCCTGAGTCTTCATATGAAGTACATAAAAGTCCATTAGACGCGATTGCGGCGTCTGGGCTTGATTGAGCAGTACTTTTACGAACTATCGGGTTGACTGATAACTGGACTGGCTGTATAAGGCCTTTATTGAGCCACTGGTTATTATCTGCGTTGTAGGCATATAGGTTACTACCTGTAGCTACAAGGCCGCCGCCATAAGTGTTTAAATTAGTCTGGAGGGTATTTGGTAGATTAGTAAGGTTTTGAAACCCATTACGCTTAGTAAGCCTGCCAGTAGTAGTAAATACCGAGTTTTGAAGTAGCGTAAAGCTATCCATAGGTATTTGATATGGATCAGTCTTTGTCTCCATACCTTTAACAAAGTTAATAGATACTGGTTGCTTGTTAAGAGCCATTAAGAATGTCCGAGCCAGTAAATAGTTACTTTACCTGAGCCGCCGTCTCCGCCTTTGCCGGTAGCGATAGTTAAAACGCTATCTCTAGCTCCGCCGGAACCTCCGCCGCCAGCACCGCTATTTGCGGCAGCATCACTGCCGGCGCTAGAAGGAGTACCATTAGTGCCGTTTGAACCATTACCCCCTGCAGCAAAACCTGAACCGCCGCCTCCGCCTCCGCCAGCGCCGCCGCGACTAGAGTCGGGACCTACGCCGCCTGTACCTGCAGTAGAAACTGAATTGTAATAATTAGTAGGGCCGCCGCTAGTTCCTGCACTACCATTAGAGCCGCCAGACCCATTTCCGCCGGCGCCGCCAGATCCGCCCAACGAAGTAGAGCCTATGGCATGGTAAACTTCTGTTCCTGAATTAGTAACCATAGAGTTTACGATACCGCCGGCGCCTGGGCTTGTTGCCCCGCCAAATACGATATTAACTCCTGTACCTGTAATAGTAGTATTGCCGCCCGATGAACCTGCATTACCATTTTGGCTTGTAGTTGAAGCCACTGCTGCTCCGCCAGCACCTCCAGCACCTATAGTTACAGTTAATACCTCTGCAGGAGTAACGGGGACGTATAAAAGAGACGGTACAGAGCCAGAACCTCCGGCACCGCCAGTAGTCCCGTTACCTGTAGTAGTAGCAGCCGCGCCTGAACCGCCGCCTGCACCGCCGCCACAACCAAGTACTAAAAGAGAATTAACGTTCGAGGGTACAGTAAAAGTCCCGGATGCATTAAACACGGAAGAATTCCACTGTAATACGGAAGTAGCAAGCTGTGTTAAACCTACAGTATTATTAATTATTTTTGAAGCGTCTAAAGTATTAGCCGTTACTTTGGCTCCGGTAATTGTATTATCAGCAATATTAGTATTAGTTAAATACTGCTGCGTAGTCATATTACCTGAAGAATCTATAAACTGTATGCTGTTAGTTGCAGGTAATGCCGGTAAATTAATAGTATAAGCACTAGATATTGCTGAGGGCGGGCTAAGCGTAACACCGTTTGTGGTAGCGGCTACGTTAGGACGAAGCGTTATAGAGCCTATATCAAAGTTTGCAGGAGTAGTGGGCAAGCTAGACTGGTCTTGAGTCCATATAAAAGTACCGCTGCTGTATGTTTCTCCTGGAATACTAGATGCAACTACGTTGAGGCTGCCAGACTTGGTTACTTGGATTTGAGTTCCGTTACCGTCTGTAAAATAAAGGTCGCCTGAGCCAGTACCAGAGCCTACAGCAACCGAAAGGCTGCCTGCAACGCTAGATACGCTAGACGAACTAGTAAAGTAAAAATCTAAAGCCGATACGTTTTCAAGGATGTTTTGGTTTATGTTTAACGTAGCGTTTATATTAAGGCCGGCAGGCGTTATCTTGACGCCTCTGCCTGGGCTGTGGTCGTGCTGGTCTATAAGACTTAGGCTAGAATTTACGTCAAATGCATAAGTCGGACCGCTTTCAGTACCCACACCTGGTATTATGAGATTCATCGCGGGCGATATTGTGTTGCTCATTATACAACCTTTTTAAAAGTAAAGCCGCCTGTAGATTTTCGTCTACCGCTGCAAACTAATGATATTTTATGAGGTTTAAGTTTTAAAACTTTAGCTGCTTCAACCATAGAATTAAATATTTGGTTTAATTCTACACAAATAATTTTACACATAGTTGATGGTTTTTTACCTAATCTTGAGTTCCGCAATTTTAGTTTGGATGCTTCTGTATGAATAGGTCCAAATTTGCCATACCTAGGATTTTTTGGCCCTTTTTTAGAATCAGATGCTTTTTTTAGTGATTCTTCGGACCAAACTCTATTTTTTTGAGCGCCTATTACTCGATTGTAACCGTTAGGGCTAAGAGTATTATAAAATTGAATAAAATAATCTTCTGCGTCATTTAATTGCGTTTCAGAATAGTATTCGCTTTCGATATAAAAACTAAAATTTTCACAACCATATTTAGCTATAGCATGAGAAATTGCAGTTTTTTCTTTGTTACTTTTATGCCGCGACCATCGTTTAAACGGGTTTACAGTTTGGCCTATATATTGTTTGCCATTAAGTTTATTTGTAATTTTATATATATAACCTACAAAATACATTAAAACACCTCTAAAGATATAACGGCTGGACCAGATGCCGTAAGCGTTAAGGTCAAGTCGTTAAGCGGGGCTGTACGATATAGCGTAATAGCCGCGTTTATGTCTGTTACTATCCAGCCCTGCATTTGTCGCCCAAGTTTATGGTTTATTACGTTAGTACCTGTAATAATTGGTATATTTGTTAAAAGACTAGAATTGTTAGTAGGCGACTTAAGTATCGGATTTAATTGGGAAGCCCACTGTTGAGCCATTTGAGTAGGTGTTAAGCGTTGCGGAAGAGTTGCCATTACCAGCCACCTGTTCCGCCGTTGTAGCCTGAACCGAAGCCGCCTGTTCCCCATCCGTTGCCGTTACCACTTCTAGTATCGCTGATTCTATCAGGCTGACCAGCGTCTCTGTTGGCTGCAGTTTCTTCTATACGCTGCTTAAGGAATGCAATCTCTTCTGTAAGTTTTGTAGTATCTGACTCTTCTTTATCTAGCGCGTATTTAGCCGCGCGTACAATTACGTATTCTTGCCAGCCTGATATACCAAAATTAGTAGTATCAGTATCAGCTAATAACTCAGTCATTCTAGGTATATACCAGATGCGGATGCCTTGGCCTGCGCTTGGGGTTGGTATAAATTCTATGTTATTACCAAGTACGCGGTATTGGAGGTTAAAAACTCCGTATATAGTACTTGAAGTATTAGGGTATACGAATCTATTCCTATCGATAAAGTTAAACTTATTTATAGTAACATAAGAGTTATTAGCGTTATTGAGCGCCAAGTCTACGCCCATGATTTTATAAAAGGGCGGCGCTATATACCCAGGCTGTAACGTAATACCGTTATAATAGCTATTAATACCATTAGGTAAAGCGTATTGAAACGTAACGCCGTCGGCTGTAAATTGGAGTGGCGTTGCAAGAAAATAGTCTTCATAAGTAGTAACTAATAAATCGTATAGCTCAAACATTGCTTGACGAACGTAAACTTTCCATTCTGAGTGAGTGACGAATTGACTGTTTACTCGGTCTGCGCGCTGTTGAGCAGCCAATATAAGCTGGCCTAAAGACATTTCGCCAGAGCCTGCAGCTAAAGCTGATAACGAATTTGTGTACGAGCTAGAGCCTAACGTGTTTCCCGCGCTTACTTGATACCAGTATTGGGTGCCCTGCGTTACAGCAGAATCTAAATAAGAGGTAGCTAAAGGAGATCCGCTAACTGTGGCTATAGTTGTAAAAGTAACATTATCTAGGCTTCTTTGAACAGTATAGAAAGTAGCTCCGGGCGATAAGTCCCAAGAAACTAATATTTGTAAATTAGCGGAATCACAAGCAAAATTTTGCGGAATTCCTGGAATGCCCGCCATTATCTAATCCTCAATCTAAATTCTTTGTTAACGTATGTTTTTAATCTATGGCAATTAGCACACAAAGTTTGAAGATTAGATGGATCGTCATTAAAATGATTGCCGTCTATGTGGTCTACGTCTAATTGGCATTTGTGTATAGCCACAAAACCGCAATTATCGCATTTATCTTTTTTAAATCTGCGATAAGTTTCAGTTTCTCTTCGTTCTTTTGTTCTAATTTTAATGCAGTCAATACACTCAAAACGTCTACGAGCGCGATTAGAATCAAACCTATAGAAACAATCTATAGGTTTTTCAATCTTGCATTTTTTACACGTACGAGTAGGCTCCCTCATACTAACTCCTTGATTTTACGGAGTTATTCGCCTGCTACTTGAACAGATGAATTGCTTAAGTACATTACTAGGCTTATTACTGAGCCGTCTGCAGGGTTTGCAAGTGCGCCAGAGTTGTTACGGCATTGCAAAATGATCTGACCGCCGAAGCCTTGGTTTGCGCTTACGTTTGGCGAAAGCGTTGTATTAGGGTCGCCAAGTGTCTCGATAGTCATTACTGAAGAGCCTGCGCTAGCTGCAATCTCTACTGCTGCTGAGCCGCCGATAGTGCCTGATGCTGTAGGCACAAAACTAACGCCGATTGCAGGTGTAATTCCTTTAGGAAGGCCTACTGCTTGCCATTGTGCAAGTGTTGCAGTACCTAGGCTTACGATTGTTACAGGAACGTTAGCTGTAGTAGAAGTAAGCGGCGTGCCAGATACAGGCGATACGATTGAGTTAAAGCCTGAAAAACTTCGGTTAAAGTTGTCTTGGAGTTGTACGATGATAGTGCCGGCGCTAGGATTGGGGTTTAAAGGCTGGACGTTAGGGCTAGACGGGTTAGCGTTGCCTTTACCTGGGGTTGCAGAAGTGTGCATAAACACGTTCTGAACCATTGGGCCTTTAAGGTTACGAATACCTAAGCCGTTACCGTTAGCTGAATCGACTACGAAATTGCAGTCAATCATTACGGGTGTAGTGTGTGGGATGTAGATTCTTCCGCCGTTGGCGAAATTACGATTTGCCATGAGTTACCTCTTTTTGCCACGTTATGAGCGTAGAGGCTAAGGCCGCGCTCTCACCAGGTTGCTGTGGCTAGCTTCCAGGGAAGGAGGTGAGGTAATCTCAAGTCCTAACCTAGACGCTTAGTCAGAGGTAACTAATCTAACTAACTGATATGATTAGATAATATAATTGCTATGCCTATTAACGCTGATAATGCAGATAACGTTAAGTAAAGGACTTGGTCAAATGTAATTCTCATTAGTGGCCCTCCAGGTTAATAAGTGTTTTATCAAATACTATATTTGCAGTCTTCAAGTCTAAAAAGCTAGAATACGTAAAATCCTGCATATCTGCCATGGCATTTTTGTACTTTACTACAAATCTGCCATCTTCGTCTTTCTCAAGGATTAATTCAAAAATCTTGTTTTCTATTGATTTAATTCTTGTCATAGATCACCTGTATTAATCATTTCGTTTATAATAGCCGAGACTTGCTGAGGCCCGTAAGTATTGATTAGATTAGTCAAGTGTTGCGTAATTGCAGTCACGTTATCGCGGTAGAAATGCTTGCTGCGCGTAACATTGCCTTTAGGCTGTGCAAGTTCTCGTCTCTCTGCTAATTTAAGTACTAACTCTGTAAACTGTTTATTATCGTACATATAAACCCCCTATTAGTTAATTAAAATTAAAAAGCCTTTAGGATGCATAGATTTCGCAATGCTTAAGGCTTGGTTATTGTTTTTAGCGTCTACTCGTACTATATAAGTTACTTTTTCGGTTAATACTTCAAATATATACGTTTTCATATTACTCTCCTACTATTTTATAGTTAGGTAGCCATTTAAGTTTTTCTTCTCGATCTGTATTGTCCCAAAGCACAAATGCTTCTATTGTCTCTAATTGGGTTTCTATTACTTTTGATACTCGGCCATATGAGTTATTGACCGTATCATATACTCTATCGCCGTTTTTAAGGTCAAATACTGTCTGTCCTGTCTGTGTTTTCATATCGCCTCCTGTTATAATACTTATCGGAGGGTTTTACCAGGACTTTAGCTTTATTTAAAGTTTTTCTATTATTTTGAGACTTAACTACTAATAATGAGGGTTTAGTGGTATTCTGTAATAAATGGAGGATATATGGATGATGAACGGTATTTACCAGGTCTTTTATTGCGCGCTACGGACCCTCTTAGTCTTTACCCTGGTATTAGGGTATATGATAAAGGAAGCCATCGTACTGGCGAGATTATTAAAATCGAGACTAACGGACGCGGATTACCGGACGTTCTTGTGGTTTTTGATAACTCTGACCGCCCTGTCAATAGCTTAGATTACCCAGGCTTAGTTATAATCGAGGATTAATGGGCATTAAAGTAGGCGATTTAGTAAAAGCTATTGAAGACGTTAATTCTGAAATATTTAAGGATAAAGTTTATCCTGTTTTAGAAATTAATGAGAGGTTTGGTAGAGCTACCTTTATATACGTTTCAGAACAAGAAGGGTTTAAGCGCAAAGGATGGTATTCTTATAGATTTAAAAAATTTAGAGAAATGACTACATTAGAAAAAATAGTGTACGGGATTAACGATGGAGACTAATATAGCTCTTTTTACGTTATTGGCTATAGCGTCTGCCCAAAACCATGGGCAGGCGACCTCTAAGTCTTTAGACGCTTATTTGCGATATACCGGGGTAGATAAGCAAATCGACGTCATTAATAACAATGCTAAGAACATGGTACCTGAAGAGGTTAAGTTTTATTTGGCACCTGGTATATTCATAGGTAAGACTATAATCGACCGTAAAATCGTAATACAATGGACTTTTAAATGAAAGAATTTAAAGTAGGCGATAGAGTATTAGTAGTGGATTGGGACATCGGCGAGCCCTATTGGAACGGCCCCGGTAGAATTGTCTATATTATTAATGATAATATTCTTGTAGTAAATACGGATACAGGTAAACAAGGCGGGTTTGATGCGCAAAACGTGCGTCATTATTCTGAAACAAGATTAGAGAAAATCATATACAACATTGAGGGCTAATGAAATTCAAGGTAGGCGATGTAGTCGCCTGGGAATTCGACAGAATTCCGATTAGATGCTATAAAATAGAAAAAAGATATGGAATGGTATACTGTAAACACCCTATTTGGGGCGCTATAGGGTTTAGCGAAAACGAGCTTATTCTATATAACAGTATTACGCTAATAGAGAAGATTATTTATGACGTTCCAGAAACCGCAGAAATCGTCCCGTCTCGATGGCAGTCGCTTGTGACGTACCTACGAGACATTTATCACGTACGCAATTTTTATTTCTTTTTGATACGATTCCGACTCTACTACCTTTACCGGAGAATCCGTCGTAGGTGCCGACGACGGTTATACGTTTATCTATGCAGGCTGGGTAAACTGTGCAAATTTCTTCCGTAAGCTTATCACCATCGTTACCCGCCGCCGCAAATACGATTACGCCTTGGTCTAATAACTTTTTTATATATTTAGTCTCTGGAGCGTATTCTAATCGGCCTGCAAAACTGAGATTTAAAACGTCTATATGCATTTTAGTCAATAGTTCTAATGCTTTAACATACATATCGTAATTAAATGTAGGCGTAAACACAGATATTGGTATTAAGCAATAATCTGAATTTTCCGCGTTTTTTATAATCGCGTCTGCTACATTAGTGCCGTGATACTCGTATCTAGGGCCGTCTGGGAACGGGTTAGAATCTTTACATAGCGGCGCTGATACCTTGGTCCTATCAAGACCAGTGTCTATTATAGCTACTCTAATAGTAGCGTTTGATATCATAGGTAACAGTAAAATACTAAATATCAGTTTCATAAATTATTTTCTCAAGCTTTGACATGTTTTTCAATAATTCTTTTAAATATTCGTAATAGTGTTTCATTTTAGTATCTTTGGCCGCGCTGTAGGCCGCGCTGTTGGCCGCGCTGGCCGCGATGGCCGCGCTGTAGGCCGCGCTGGCCGCGCTGTTGGCCGCGCTGTGGGCCGCGCTGTAGGCCGCGCTGTAGGCCGCGCTGTTGGCCGCGCTGGCCGCGCTGTAGGCCGTGCTGGCCGCGCTGTAGGCCGTGCTGTTGGCCGCGCTGTAAACCGCGCTGGCCGCGCTGTTGGCCGCGCTGGCCGCGCTGTAGGCCGCGACTACTTCTGCGTGTGATGCATTTCCTTTATTATAGCGTTCGACTACGTTTAATGCGTCTGAGCATTGCTTTTTAATATCCTCGTCTTTAATGTTAGGCAATGTATCTCTAGCACAGTAAACCGCAAAAGCAACGTATATAGGCTTAGGTGTTTTGTTTATTAGTTTTTCTATTTCGTTAAAGTAATCTTGTGCCATTATTTTGCCTCGACGTATATTTTAGAGCCAAACTTGCCTGGAGGTTCTTGCGTACCAAATATAGCCCATAACACCGGGTATTTAGGTTTTTTAAGGTTTTCAGTATCGTAGCAATCCATATCGCCTAAATATATAAGCGCGTCGACTTGATTTTCTTTTTTATTGAAAAAGTCAAATACAGGCTTGTATGCAGTACCGCCTCGGCCTTTTACTGAGTACTTTTTGCGAGAGTCGTAGATGTAAGAGTCTTTAATCTCAGCATCAGCTTCTACAACGAATACTTCTGCGTATTTAGCGATATTGCCTATCTCACTCATGCACTGGGTTAAAGCCTCGTTACTCATGCTACCTGAAGTATCTATAGCAACGCCTACACGAAGTCTTTCTGTCTTGATCTGGCCTGGAATGTGTATACCGTATCTGCGGTTTCGTTTCTTTTTAGACGAGTCTATCACAGTCTCCATAGTACGCGCAGCAAAACGCCGTAACTGTTCGCGCCAGTTTACTAGATTCTCGTTTAAACTAGCTACTAATAACTCGTCGTTATGCGTCATCTTGCCTGCTGCACGCGTACGCTTAGCGGCCTTGTTAACGGCTTGACGGACTTTCTCTTTCAAGATCTCTTTATCGCCTTCGCTTTCTGCCCATAAAGAATGATCGTCAAACTCCATAAGATCTTTTGCTTTTTCATTGTCTTCAAGGTTAGCCAAATACCATTCCATGGTGTGGCCGTTCTCTAAATCAAAAGTCTTAGGGAATACGCCAAATTCTGGTAGATTAGCCATAATACCGTTTATCGCGCAGTCCATTGCGATATTAAGGGTTTTATGCTTTTGGTTATTAATAATTTGGTCTTCTATCTTATCAGTCTTGGCATACACCTCGGGGGCTAATTCTTTAGCCCTTGGTATGTGATTACGTAGTATATGCTCACATTCGTGCTTTAATACGGCTACTCTCTCGTCTACAGTCAAGGCTTCCATGCCTTTCGGGTTTAAATGAAGCTCTATACCGTCTTTTATGCATACGCCTGCAACTGGTATTTTATCGTCTATTACGCGCTTCATTTGAGATATGATCTCAGCATAGAAACGCTCTGATTCAAAAAGCTTTACTATCGTCTGCGAGATCATATCGTTATTCATTTTTTACCTTCTTTTTTAGTAACGATGCCTTTAGCAGTCAAAGTCAACTCTGCGAGTGGTTTTTCGTATACCGGGTCTATGCTAAAGTCCTTGAAAGTCTCGTTACTAGAGATTACAAGTGCTTTTATAAGTGAAAAACTAATATCTTTTGGTATTGTAGTAAGAAACCACATAAAGTTACTTTTTTCTGTAGAGTTTAATATTTGCTTTGCTACGTTTTTAGCCTCAAATACTTCTTTTACGTTATCGCACGTAATATTTAAGAAGCTAGCCTCTACGTTAACAGGGTTACTCCACTTCTCGATAAGGTCTGGTCGCTCGTGCTTCAAAATCTGATCGCCAGTCAGCGGTTTATCTACTTCTTTTAAGTACTGCTTATATGCAATAGTACGCTCTAAGCCTATAATACCTGGTATTAAACTATCCATTAAATGCTGTGGCGTTTTAATCTCGAATAGCCGGCTTAGACGCTCGTAGGCCCTACGGTCTACCTTTACGATCTTATTAAGATCAAACTCTGTCCTAGTAGCTTCAAGGAGGTTTGGTTGATCTTGAATAAAGCCTACGAGCGTCGGCTCGATTTTACGTTCTTTAGCATATTGAACCCACTCAGATACCGTAGGATCAAGTTTAATATGTACGAATCTAGCCATTAGCGCCGTCTCGTCTACGTCGGTCGTGAAGTACTCGTCTGTAGGCGGGTTACCTGCTGCGATTACGTAGCAGTTTTTAGGAAGTTTAATAGTATGAAACGTCTTGTCTAAGGCTAGGCTAAACATACCATTTAGGATGTCGCGCCGGCCTCGGTTAAACTCGTCTAAAAATATGATCGCACCAGAGTCTGGATTGGCATTACAGTAAGATACCACGTCAGTTAACCACTTTGGAGTTGCAAATTCAGTAGACTTTGATCCATCACCGTTGTCTACGAATTCAGCCAATCCTAATATATCGCCTAAATCGCTCATAGTACCTAAGTGTAAAGGGAAGAAATGATACCCTTTAGACTTTGCATATTGAGATATAGATTCTGTCTTGCCCACGCCTGCATGAGACCAGACATATGGCGTTAATTGAGCCTTAAACAAATAATCAAGGCTTTCTTTAAAATCGGTAATGTTCATTTTAACTCCTTTGGTTAGTTAGGTATACTATACTATTCGGCAGGAGTTTAGTCAAACTTTAGATTATTTATGTCTCGTTTCGATATCGTATATGATTTTTTCTAGGCGGGTCAACTGGTGTACCGTTCGGTATTTAGACAATGCGTCTTCGTTTTCCCACAGATTAAAATGATTTAGATAGTCTGATATGTCGGAATATACGGATATAAGGTGTCGTCCTGTAATTTCACCTTGGTAAAAACAAACGTTTCCCTCAGGGCTTATAAGCTTGGTACCTTTAGCGTATTTCATCATAAGATATTGTAAATAATTTTTTCAAGTTTTGAAAGGTTTGATACTAAAATAAAGTCTAATAGTACGTGGTCTCTAGGGCCGTTCCAAGCGTAATCCATGGGCGTTAATGATACTAACGTTATTTGGTCGCCTTCTATATTTGAGACTATACAGAGTACGTTGTTGCTAGTTCTCATGTAAACCTGATTTAGGCTAATCGATGTCATATATTATGCGTTCTAACTGCGTGTCTAATTTTATCTTTTTACATCCAAGAAACGATTCCAAAAATACAAGGGGCCTAAGATCTTTATAATTTGATTGAAATGTAGAATAAATAATTTTACATTCAAACAAGTTATTTTTGTAATCATAATTTAAAAGCTCGTATATTTGAGTATGTCTGTCCACATCGCCTGCCCATTCCCAAATAACAAAATCACCTACTTTGAATTCAGCCATTGTCTGCACTCTTCTAGTTTTTTAGCTATAAATTCTTTATCGTTGATTTGGCGGTTGCGGCCCGATGGGTGCGGTAGCTTGAAAAATGGTACGTTGCCCTGCTTAAGGTATTCGGCAGCACTATTGCCTAATGCAATCCATTTATGGTGCGGGTCTAACTGCTGCCCTCTAAATTGGTTTATTTGGTTTAATATTTCATATGTAGTAGATTCTATTGACTTATCTTTAGGCTTCAATACGTACTGTATCCAAGAACGTAAACGCGGTTCGCATGCCGCTCCTTCGAACGGCTTGGCACCAGGTTTCATGCGAGGGCTTGGTTTGTCGCCTACGAAGATTATCATTTTACTGCCTTTAGTTCGCCCGGATCAAAATAAATATGACGCCGGATAGAAGATTTAAGGTTAAAAACTACTAATAACCCAAGTCTATTGTGTGAAATCACTGTGCCTTTCATACGTTTAGAAACGCCTAAATATTCGTGGTTTTCAACGGTTTTTACTTTCTGCCCAGGCTTAAACTTTTTCATTTATTCTCCTAACAACCAAATTTTAATTTTTTGAAAAAAAGTCAAATCCGCTTTAGGCACTTCAAAATTTTTTACTAATTTAAAAGATCTTTCTTCAGCTATTTTCTCAAGCGCCGCTAAATACATATTAGAAGCGCGTAACCAACCAGAGTAGTACCCTGTAGTTATTTTTTCTATTGATCCGTGATAATTAATTGCTGCTATTTCAGCAGTTTTATTATTAACTAATTCTTCAATATATCTAGCCTGCAATTCAGAATTTGATTTACAGCTATAAACGTCATATAAATTTTTAGCGGCTTGACTTTGCCAATGATTACACATTACGCACCTTTATTTTTTAATAGCTCTAGAATGTATTTAGTCTTGGCTTTTACGGCCTTTTTAACGTCGTTGTAAGGGCCGGCAAGCTCTGATACTACTGCTCGAGCTTCTTTTAAGCTTTCGTTGTTAGCCTTGTGCTCTTCTGACTCTTCTAGCTGTTCTTGCATGCTTACTATACGGGCGCGGAGCTGTTCGGCGGTTAGCGTCATGGCTTCGTTGCAAAAGTCTGGATATTCTTTTTGGATCTTGTCTGTGTTCATTTAACTTCTCCTGTTTCGTTTATACGTTTTTCAGCTATTTTAAAATAATTCTCATCTTTTTCGATACCAATAAAATTTCTATTGAGGTTTTTAGCGGCTACGCCTGTGCTGCCTGAGCCCATTGTGAAGTCTAACACAGTTTCGCCTTCAAGTGTATATGTTTTAATTAAGTATTCTAGTAAAGCGACGGGTTTTTGAGTAGGATGTTGAGACGGACGGTCTTTAGCAAAGCGTAATATATTTCGCGCTTATTCCAAGCTACTTGTCCGATATGAGATTTTGATTGATTGGCTATTGCTTGAGGAGATGCTTTTTTACCTTTATTCCAAGGTTTTCTGCCTCTATGTTGGCTTACGTTGCCGCCTTTCAAAAGATTATAGCCTTTAGGGTATAAACAATCGTGCGCTTCAATTAATTTAATTTCTAATTCGTCTAAAAAAGAAACGTCTAAGCATGATGCTATAGGTTCTATTATAAAATTTTCTACGCCATAGCTTTTAAAAGCGCTGGTTAAAGGGCTTTTACGTTTACTGGCTTTATGTACTGCCCATCGATGTTGCAACTTAGCAATAGTTTGACCTATGTATATTTTACCATTTATTTTATTAGTAATTTTATAAATAACCATCTATTTAATATAGCATAATGGTAATGCAGACGCAAGAAATAAAAAGGCTAGGATTTTAGCCCTAGCCTTAGATTTGCTAATTAGTTAACTAGTTGATTTAACTAGATAATTGCACTACACAGTTGAAACCGGGAGCGCTGCAAATTAAATTGCCGTAGTACCCGATGCGAATTTCTACATTTTGTTACTAACTTTCGTTAGGCCTACCCAGCACTTCAGCTTTCGGCTCTCGGATTTTCTTTCTATATTCCGAGTTCAGACTATCACATCCCTTTCGGGGTTTCTCGTTTAGTCGTTCAGGCTGCTTTCGCTTGCCCCTTGTTACCCTGTCGGGCCTCCAAGTCAATTAGAGAAACTTTTAGATGCACTAGTGAAGCATATATCGCTTAGTCGATGCATCGGCGTTGCCTACTCGCAAGCCTTCGAGACCTTCCATGCCATAAGTGAGTATATGAGGTACTTTGCCTAGCGAACGGAGCTTCCAAGTAGACATAGTCAACAAATAAGCCGTTTGCGGAGGACAAGAGCGGTCTGCAAGGATCGTTACGCGACCATAAGCAGATTGAAAGGTAATACCTTCAAATGCAACTTCGACTTCGTCGTGGTTGACTTGAACGTATTGTACTTTTGCGCCTAATGCGTTAACCAAAGCTGCATATGAAGCAAAGTCCATAATGCAAAGATCTGGTTTGCCGCCTTCACGGTTAGTGAATGCAAGGGCGTTAGTAATACCTTCTTCAATCGTTTGCGATTGAGCGTTATAACGAAGACCTGCAAGACGGGTCGGATCTGCTGAGCGGTTAACGCCCCAGAAACTATCGGTTGATGCAGGAGTAGTAGTCGGAATCCAAGCAGCTAAGCCTGAAAGTGCCAAGAAACTACCAGTGTTAGAAGCGCCAGTCGACGGTAGATCGCCTGATACTGTAAGGTATGCAGAGCCTGAACCGATAGCCCAGTTAGAGCTAAGAGTTGCAGCCGATGCTGTACCAGTAACAATACCGTTTGCGCGGTCTACTGCAGTTACCAATACGGTATCAGTTGAAGGAGCGCCGCCATCAGTAGCAGAAGCTACTAATAATTGGCCGACTTCAAATGCAACGATTTGGTTAGCGTTAGTAAGAGGCAATACTGTGCCGCCTACAGTCGTACCTGACTGAGTCGAGCTTGAGCTAGAAATACCACGAGTAGCAGTACCTGAACCAAATAGTTCAAAAGCAATGTTATTCGTAATGTTACGGAAACCGCCGTCCATTTGAAGTTTTGCAGCGTCAACAAACGCACCTGCGTTAGTCTTAGTCTGTTCCATCAAAAGGTTAGTGATAGTAACAAGTTGGTAATCTTGGATCACATACACGAAAAACGATACCAATGACGTAGCCGTCTGTTGGTTTTGAGCGTTTGAAAACGTGTGTGCGCGACCTTGAGGGTTGCCGTATTCTAGCGGTACTGGTATCAGAGTGTTATCGTAAAGGCTTTTTATCCTTTACTTCTTAAACTTTTTTACATATGCTATCGTCATTTCAAGTCTTTCTATGTTTTCTTTAGCAAATCCCACCAATGGATTGCATAAAGTACATAGCAAGGCTCTTACCTGGCGTGTTGTATGATCGTGGTCTACATGTAATCGTCTTTTAAAATTAGACTTATGTAATCCACAACATGCACAACATTCGTTTTGGGCTATAAGCAGGTCGTTATATTGTTCCGGCGTCATATCATAAAAACGCTTTAGACCTCTAACAAACTCTTTATATGATCTGCATTCTTTACAGTCGGGTTGAGTTGTTTCTTTGCCTCTAGACATGCGGCTAAATTCTTTTTTGTCTTTAGCTTTGTTGCAAGTCCTGCATATTCTTTGTTTAAGCTCAGCGTACATTATCAACTCCTTGAGTTGTCGGTCACTCTTGGTACTATTTTATTCTATCAAATCGTGTAGATAGTTTCAAGTACTACGCGTTACACCGTCTCATAACTGTTACATTTTGAGATTGGCACGGTATTGGCATTTCAGCTTCCACCGTTTTTGACCAATTTTCAGCCATTAGTCGCCTAATGGCGGTACATTAGTTATACTTACCAGCAAAGCCGTCCGGGCTTTCATCTTTAGGTACGAGGGCTAAGACAAATTGTTATCCTAAAGGCTTTTTATCCTCTAGTTCTAGCACTTCAAAGCGTCTTGCGAGATTATCTTCCGCCCATAAAGGTCGCATATTCGTATAATGACATACTTCTGCGAGCTGCTTTTTGTCCGATAGATCAAAGTTTTTAATCGGCTTTATGTGATCGATGTGCCAACCGTCGAGCTTCCAATTATCCCAAGTCATTCCCGGTTTAAATTGTTTTTCTATATGAAGTTTAAATTCTTCAATAGAACAGCCTAGCAGTTTTAAAGCAGAACCAGATTTTGCGCCGCTTTTTATAGCAGATGTTATTCTAGCTCTAATAGTTTCTCGAAGTCTAAACTGGATGTCGGTTTTAAGCTTGTTCTTCTTCCACTTATAATGTTGAGCAGAATACTTTTTACCGTGCTTTACCCAGGTGCGTTTTCTTTGTGCCATCACAGCTTCCTTATTTTCATTTCTATAAGTTTTTCGCTGTTTATTTATTTTTTCTTTGTTGACTTCGCGATACTGTTTGTTCATCAATCTCAAGCGTTCTTTGTTTTTCTCTCTATACGCTTTCTGATACTTTTTATGACACTCTTTGCAAACCATCCAGCCCTTAGCATTTGTAGCTAAATCTTTTGCCAGATTAGTTTCGCCTCCAAGTTGACATACAAAAACATCATTCGTGTTAGTTCGGCATATATTTTCACCCATAATTTCTCCCTGGGTGCCTACCACTCGTGGCACTATTTTATTCTAGCCCTTTTTGGCACTAGTGTCAAGTGCTATGCTCTACACTGATACGTCTTCTTTAGGAACGTATTTAGCACGGTATTAGCGTTTCAGCCTTCACCGTTTTTGGTTGGTTTTAAATCCCCGCTTATTCCAGGGATTTTCCTTGTAAACAAGGTCCTTCATATATTCTTTCATGATATCAAGGACTTACAAGAAAAGACGACAAAGAGTTATTTGGTATCGTCTGTGTATAGTTCTTTCAACGCAGCTATCTGGTTGGAACTATTGGCATAAACTGCTGCCATTTTAATTTCCTTTGTTAATAATTAAATGTGTAATAACCCTATGTTATTACAACGGTTATTTGAGCTCTCCTCTCATGGCTAATATTGCACGTTCTCTGGCACTCAACTTCCGAGTACTAGATACGGTATTAGTAAGAGTTTTTAAGGGGGCTGAGTCTTGCCCTTTAGTTGCTGCTGGTTGCGCTGGCTTCTGGGCTGCGGCCTGCGTCGGCGTTAGCTTGCGCTTAATTTTTTCAATTCTTGTTAATTTCATTGCTTCGTCAATAAGGTAGTTTTCTACTTCTTGGGCTGCTTCTTCTACTGTAAGAAGAATTTGGTCTTTTTCCCAAGTCTTAGTAATAAGCTCTACTACGTCTTTTTCTGATCGCGTAGCTTTGATAGTCTCAAAGTTAGGGTCTGAGGCTACAAGGTTTTTAGTATCTAGTTCGATTTGACGTACGGCTTGGTTATAGGCGTCTTGCTGTTGCTTAGTCATGCGTTCGTTAGCTTCAGTAGTGCCTTTTTCAAGCTCTTCTATTTTAGCCTGTAATTTATCGATAGTTGCTTGAAGGCGAGGGTCGACTTTAGTAGGGTTAATAATCTGGTCGGCGATTTGGTCGTAAGACACCCCTGCTTCGGCTAATACCGTTAGCGGGTCGTTTTTAAGCTTGTCTAGCGAAATAAAGCCTTTTTGGTTAATCTCTGATTTTTGTTGTGCTTCTGCTTCGCGGGCTTTTATAGCCTCTTCACGTTGTCTAAACTTTGCTTCTTGTTCTTGGGCTTTTTGGCGAAGAAGTCGTTCTTGTCTGGCAAGCTTTGCCCATTCTTGGCTTGCTTTAGTTTCAGGTTTTTTCTCTTCTGCTGGAGCTTCTGGCGCCGCCTCTACTTCTCCGCCTTCAGCCTGGGCTTCGACCTGAGGTTCTTGGCTAGGAGCTTTAACGGCTGATAGCTCTTCTGCACTAATATTGTTAGGGTTTGCTACTGCAGTTTCTTGGGCGTTACCTTGGGTAGGGGCAGCCTTAGAGCCTTGCAATATAGCTATTGCGCGGGCCTTGGCGTCTGTAGCTGCTGCAGGTGATGGTGCTTGAGGCTGAATAGCGACTGGCGAGCTTACTGGGATTACTTTCATTTATGACTCCTTAGTTACTAAAATCTTTAAGTTTTTTATCGTTTTTAAATACTTTATAAGGCGAAACGGGAACTGATTTATTGCCAAAAAAAGCTACTTCATTGTTTTTTATGTTAAAATCAGGAAAAATACTTAGAGGGCCTACCGGAGTCGTAATTCTGCATCCTTCAAAATCTTGACCGTCTTCGTGACAAATAATAAATTGTACTTTAGAGCCTAGAGCAATGATTAATTCTGTATAATCTTGATAGCTCATAACCGCGCATTCTAAACTATTGTTTTTTTCTTTGGCGTCCACGCAGTGCTTTACAAGACACTCTTCTAGATAAACGTAGTTCGACATTCTTAGCTGTTTCATTTAGTACTCCTGTTAAGGGTTTAGTTACTGTTGAGAGGCTTGAGGGCCGTTTGGCAGCATTGGGCTTACGGGGGGTGCTGCGGGTACTGCTTGGGGGCCTGCGCCTTGTGGCGAGGCTCCTGGAGCGTTTGGCATGGGTTGTGGCATTGCGGCCTGTTTAAGGGCTTGGATTTGGGTAAAAAAGTCGCGGAGTTTTTGGGCTTTAGACTCTTCTAGCTTTGCCTGGGCGTAAAGGTTTATATACTGGGTTACTAGTTTTTCAGCTAAAGGCAAGTTCATAAACGGGTCTGGGGGCGTGTACTTCCCGCGCTCGATTATATCGTCAAGGATCTGGAATATCCTCTCTTCTGGGGCGTTTGCAAGACGCTCTATCTGCTCAAGATCCGGGAAGTCTAGCATTCTACGGCCTTCGTCCATGCTGATAAGGCCTGCCTGCATCATCTCGGTTACTTTAGCAAGTCGGCCTGCAGGGTCTTTAGGAAGGCTAGATTGCGTAAAGCATTGGATTATAAAAGGATTTTCTTCAAGTTCTGTGTGCGGAAGGTCTATTTCTCTAGTTCCATTTTTGTTTGGGTATACTGTTTGGTAAGAGCCCTGTTCAATAGCAATATCTTTTGCCTGATCGATGATTTGATACGCTAAGTCTATGAATAGATTATCATAACGGCGGCTAAGACTAGCGAAACGATCAGTAGATATATCGTCGTACGTTCTGATGGCTTCACCTGAGTCGAGACCTTGTGGCTTCTGTGAAGATGCTTGGAGGGCCGATACGCCTGACTGCTGGTACCCGTATTGGATGAGTTTGTCTCGTTCTGCATATAACTCCGGTGCGTTGCATGGTGCTACTACGTATTCTGGTTTAATACCACGGTATTTGACGATTACGCCTATTTCGTTGTTATGGGCGGCTGTAGAGATCTTAGACCCCTCTTCTTGAAATACGCGGGGTACGCCTACAAGCTTTATAGCCTTTGAAATCGTAAACAAGATGCTATTTAGCTCCATTTGAGTGCCCATTAGCTGTTCTGCGACACCTTGGGACCAAAAACCTAATAGTCGGGGGCTATAGTGTACAAAAGTAAACGGGAATCGTTCTTTAGTATATTCTTCGTCTATAAGGTAGCCTGAACTACATGCAAGCGTATGCCTGCCGTCGCGTACGTTTTTACCAGATGGTAAATGCCAGCCTTCTACCACCATGATAAGGTCCGAAACCGTTTTAGAGGCTTCTGTACTGTTATCTGGGTAGCCTTTAGCCGCTATGTCTAGCTTGTCTTTCATTTTAGGAAAGTTAGCTTTTAAGACTTCTCGGTCTACAAGTTTCATGCGGTATAGCTGGCGAGGTTCGCCATACATTGCTTCGTTAGGGTCTATGAGAAGCTCAGTTAAAAGGACTCTTTCGAGTCCGACTTTGTGGTCTGGCGTTTCGTACGTGTGGAGAACTCCAGTACCTTGCACGAGTGCGTCCCTGAGGACGATGCTTGCTTTTTCGTAGGCGTCGGTTTGATAGAATTCGCCTTGGATAAAGTTATTAAGTTTTTTGGCGAGGGTTCGTTGCTTGTAGTCACCATTATCGGTGAGGAAGACAGGGCTAGGTCTAGACTGTGAAAGCCTAGAGACCAGGGTATCTGTGACACTCTGAATGAGGTTGAAGGTCGGGCGTTCTTGTGGAAGCCCCTTCGTCTGATCCAGCTTATTGATATTAGACCCAGCAAAAGCGTATAGACTTTGATTCCCATATAATCTCGCGTATATAGCGGCTTGTTTATACCGATAGTTTTGGCTTTCTTTTAAGTACGCAGCAGACGTGAGCATGTACATAGCTGCTTTGTCTGGGTTTTTCTCTGTCCACCATTCCGTTAGCGTTAGCGATTCGGCGTCTGGACGAGTCTTAAATGTTACCTTATTAGGCTTATCTACGTTTTTTACTTTCATTATTCAGCCCCCGGCTCTTCTTTAGCTGAATAATAAAGAAGCTGTTCTTCTGTAAGGGCGTCTGGGGTTTTAACTTCTTCTGGCTCTGATATAGGCGCTGATGGGTCTAGCTTAATACCGTTATATGCAGGTATTTTAATCTGGGCTTCTGGGAATACGTCTTCTATTTGAGGCTTAGACTGTATATTCTCTATAGCAAACTCGATGTTATCTACTTTAATCGCTCTTAAGCTATGCTTTTTACAGAGTTTTATTAATTTTTCGAGCTCAGAGATCGTGTTTATTGTCATCGTCTAAATTCTCTATTATATTGAAATGGTTAAAGAATCCTGCTAAGGCAATACCGAAGCAGATAGCACTAAGGGCTAATAGCGGGTCCATTACATTTCAGAAAAACTACGTTTTGCCTTTAGTTTTCTGCGTATACTAGATACCATATCATTCTCGTCTGCTGGAATATCGTCACCATGCATATTAGAGTCCATGGGTTGGTCTTTAGAGTGTATAGCTTCTGAGTCTTCGTCCCATTCAAGGGCGTCACCGTTCATGGGCGGGTACTCGTTTGGCTGTTCTGTAGCGTTAAGGTCTAGGTCTACTTCGCCGCCGTCTGCGTATCGGGCTGCAAGGTCCTCGTCGTGAGCGCCTGAGTCTACTTCGGCCTTCATGCGATCTCGTCTGGCCATGATAGCTGCTGCGATAGAGTCGTGGTGCTCTTCTTCTGCTTCTTCGGCTATACCGCCTTCTGCAAGCATAGGTTCGTCGCTATAGATCTTTTCCATAGATTGACCTTCTTGGTCGTCGTCTTCTTGTAAACCTTTAGGTTCGACTTGCATGTCTTCTTCAACTTCGCCGCCGTATTCGTCGTCTACTGCTTTGTTATGAATATTACCTGAGTGGTCGGCGTCTTCTGCCATACCGCCTTTAGCGTATTTATTAAGATTTTTAGTATGTAATGGCTGTTTTGGGGGCGTAGGGCCTTGTCGGTCTGCGCCTTCTTCATTGTCTACTTCTGGAGGCTGTCGTTGAGGGCCTTCGTTTGTAGCTGCTGATGATTGTAAGTCGTCTTCTTCGTCGCGTAAACGGACTTGTAAGACGTCTGATTTCACCATTTTGGGGTGTTTGATCTTTTGGGTTTGCATGCCTTTCTTAGGCATAGGGCGACTTTCGTTTGCTGCTGATAGCATTTCAGTTTTTTTGTCTTCTTGCTGGCTTGCCATTTTACCTGAATTGGTAGTCTGGTCTGGCATTGGACGTTTTTCGTCTACGGCTGATTGAGCCATATCACGTTCAAAAGGATGTATTTTAAGGCCTGAAGTATTGCGTGATTTATGCATTGCAGCAGTATTTTCTTTAAGGGCTGCTATAAGGCCGCCTTCAGCTAAGCCTTGAAGTTTAGGTTTAGGCATAGCGCGGAGTTCTTCAAGTTTTGTTCTATGCTCTTGTTTGGCTTTAGATAACTGAGCTTCTTTGTAGCCTTCTGAGTGTTTGCCTAGTACATTAGCTGCATCTACTCTTGCGCCTGCTGGAGATGATCCATGTCTAACTCCGCGTTTCATTTCATAAGTAGGCATTATTTCATGAACGCCTTTAATATCTTTGTTAGCTTTTTCTGCGGGGCCTTCATCTGCGCTGCCGCCCATAGCCATTTTCTTTTTGGCTGCTTTACGCTTCATGCTATAGGCGATTGCAAGTGATTGTTTTTGAGGCTTGCCAGCTTCCATTTCGGCTTTGATATTGTGTTCAAATGCGTGTTTTGATTTACCTTTTATTAATGGCATTACTCTTTATCCTCATTAGTGTGCGGCCCCTCGGAATGAGGCATGCTATCCGCGATCTCAAAAGCTGCTTTAAGGGCTTCTGCAATGCTTTTAACGTCTTTAGACTCTATGGCCGATAAAAGGTCTTGTGCGGCTGCATGCATGCCTTCGTGGCTATCATCTTGATTTTCTTCGTTTTTATCCGGAGTTCGGTTTTTAACTATTAACCCTGGACTAGATTGTTCGTCGCGCTTTCTTAAAAATGGTAGCATGCATACCTCTGTCTACCATAGGCGTATAGTCAGGATTCGTCGCCATTCATCCATTTTTCGTATTGGGCGGATGCTTGGGCGCCTTCTAGCTCTGCTTCCCACATTTCGTCTTGCTGGGCTTCGGCATATTCTTTAGTACCGTATTTAGGTTTTGGAGGCGGCGGCTTTATGTATGCATATGCAGGGCTTAATTTAAACGCATATAACACCGAGTCTATGATATCTGAGTGAAATCTAGTACTTACTTTAATCCTGTCTGGGGTAGATTTATCTCTATCTATCTCTACAAGGTAAGAGTCTTGCGCAAACCTAGAATCTCGCTTTGCTTTTAATTTACCTGTCCTTAGAGCATCGTTTAAAAATGCAACGTTTTCCATTTTACGGGTTTTATCTGCGGCTTCTACTGGAATAGAGTGCCTACGTATAAGCTCTTCGCCTATCTTTTTACCAAGGGCGCCCATATCCATTATCATTTTATTTACTTTATATTTTTTATCTAAAGCCTTTATTTGGTCTGCAAGGGCTGTAATATCTTGCTTAGGCGTTATAAGCTCTTCTACCAAGAAAGTAGTCGGGTCGTCGTCTGAATACGCTAATATAGAGATTGCGTCTGCGTCTTCATGGCCTACGTCTACACCCATTATGTATTCGTATTTAAGCTTTGCAGGAAGGCTATCAAAATGGTTTATATCAGGAGTATACCTTATAAGTAATGAATCTACGTCCGTAGCCCATTCGCCGAAGAACTCTCTGCGCACGCTTGGGTCTGTTATTACTCGGCCTGATCGCTTCATTTCTCGGTCAAATACGGCCTGATGGGTTGTTTTGGCGGTTACAGGAATGTGAGGGTTGTCCCAGAAAGTCCAGGCGTGCTTAGACCAGCCTTCAGGGGCGACCCAGCACTTATGAAAATACCCTGTCGGTACAGCACCAGGTGTGCCTATAAGGCAAAGGCTACCTGCATAGTCCATAAGGGCAGGGCCTATAATATCGTCTATAAGGTCTTGAATATAAGCCTTAAATGATTGACACTCGTCTATATAGCAAAGTTTAATAGCAATACCACGTATTTTTTCTATCTCTGTCTCGTCTTTAGCGCCTATAACAAGTACGCTAGATCCGTTAGGGAACGTAAGCGAAAGGTCTAAATCGTTGATTTTAGCTGGTAGTCCAAACCTACGGACTAGCTTTTTAAACTCATTCCATATAATACGCTTACCAGAAGTACCAGTAAGTGTTATATACACCGACATGGTCTCTGGGTTATTTATAGCCGTATGTATTAAATGCGCGGCGCAAGAAACAGTCTTGCCTGCTCTACGCGAGCATACTGCTATCTTGAATGGCGCCGGGTCTTCAACAAAAGCTAATTGCTTATCAAATAAAAACTGGGTTATGTTGAATTTACGGTGCCAAAACTGGTCAAGGCTTGTCTGTGTCGTCTGAGGCTTTGCTATTCGTTTCATTTACGACCTTTTTAGCTTTTTCTACAAATTCTAGCCACTCTTTATTTTCTTCCGCGTCTTTATATATTTTCTTGAGTTCGCTTAAAGCAGCGCTAATATTTTGAAAAGCATTACCCATTTGGTTGTTCCATAGGCACTAAGTGGCTAAAATAAGTAAGCGGTACTAATATTAATTCTTTTTTAGCGCGGTCTATTACTACAAGTTCTACTAGATTGCCTTTAAGAGTAATGCTTTCGCATACCTTGTTAGTCTGCGTAGGAATCAAGCCTAAGCTTGTTTTGATGTGCCCAGACTTAACTGTATGAATCTGAGCTACTAGCGTAGCTTCTTTTATTTTAACGCCTTCATTAGCCATTTTGAGCACCTGCGGCGGCTTTGTCTAACTCGCGTCGTTTAAAACCCTCGTTATTAAGGCTTGTTACTAGCAATGATTTTTCTTCGATTTCACGCTCAAGGTCTTTAAGCTTTGCGGTTGCTTGGCCTAACTGAGCACATGCAGATACGTATTCTTTTTCGATTACGTCTAATGCACGCGGCGGTACTTCTTTTGGTTTAAGATCTACTTTATTGTTTCTAAAAAATTTAGACATTATTGTCTCCTTTGGTTATAAGTTATAAAAAGGGTTAAATATTGTTCCTTGAAGCTTAGGCATTAAATCTTCGCCAAGTTTAGATAAATGCATTGCGGCTACCGGGTATTGAGGTATAAGGCTACGACCTATTCCTTTTAAGCGCCAGGCTTTTTTAACGTATACCCACGATACCGCCATGTAATCGGCGCTTAATATACTATACCCTATGATTATATTAGGGTCGTCGGGTAAACACGCTATTTTCACTACGAACTTAGGACTTTCAAGGATCTGCTCTGCTATGTTAGAATACGCATCCATAAATACGTCTTTAGGTATTTTTGAAAACCAGCTATCGCCGTAATAAAGGCCTCGTAAAAACGTAGATTTAACAAATGCCTTGTCTGATTCTTTATAGTCTCGGATGTCGTATAAACCTTTAAAGTCGTTCATTTTTTTAAATACATGTCTTTCATGGTGTTTGCAAGCCGTTTAATAATCTCAAATACTGCGTCTCTATTGGTCTTTTTACTAGGTAGTTTATTAAGTACTTTTACTATGCCTCTAATGCTAATGCCGTTTGAGTGGTATTCCCATATGTTTCTTTCGCGAACAGATGCAAATTTATACTGATGTAAAAACTGATTAGCCAAGTAATAATATTCATGTTTAGAAGCCCAGTAAATCCTTGCCTGTTCCATTGTATACTCTCTACGCCTATCCATATGCGAGTATCTATAAGAAGGGTTCTTAAGAGCATAGTCGTTAATTTCTTGGTCTTCAAAACCGGATCGTTCTAGTTTTTTATACCACTTTTTACGAAGTTCTGCGTAACTAGGTTGTTTTTTCGCCATTTGCCGTACCTGAGGTAGTGGCAGTGGCTTCTGCGTCTAGTTTATTAGCTTCATTTAAGGCAGATTGTTGCAGGGCTTTTGCTTCTTGCTCTGCTTTTAGCGCGGCTTGCTGCGCTTCTTTAATATCGTTTAGAATTACTGAAACTACTTGGTTTGCGGCGGCTTTACGTAACGCTCTTGCAAAGTACTGTTTAGAAACTCTAGAAGTAGTCGAGTCTAGTCTTAGGACCATGCTTGAGATCGCAAACTTCATAGAGTCTACGTCTGCAAATTTGCCTGATACTTCAATAATATCTTCCATCCATTGATGCATCTCGGTTTTGCCTACTGGCAGCTTTGAAGGCAAGTAAGCTAAGATTTGTTTAATTAGTGTTTTTAGTTTTTGTAGCATGTTATCTCCGTTGGTTACAAGTTCTAGCCTAAGAATATCATAATGATACGTAAAGTCAATCTTTTATTTCATTTAATTTAGCAAATTCGCCAAAATGTTCTAAAGCCGCGATATTATAGGCTTTTGCAGCTTCTTTAAGATCAGTAAACAACCCTAAATACAATTTTTTATTTCCGCATTTTAAATGTACTTGCCATTTATCTTTTTGATGTCTACTGACTCCTTTATACCCAGATTTATTGCGCGCACGAGATTTTGTATTAGCTCCATTTTGAGAAGTAGTGGCTAGCCTTAAATTAGCTTTTGTATTATTTAGCCCGTTGCCGTCTATGTGATCCACAGTAATACCTTTGGGCGCATTTAATATTTCTCTATGTAATCTAATTAATCTTTTTAAGATCGGGCACCATCTGGCTACATAAACGGTATTGGGTCGCGCTTCATAAAACCATTTATAGTCTTTAATCCTATCAAAATCTTCATAGTCCACATAAGCTATTTCGCCGTGCAATAAAACTAATTCTTTCATTTTGCCAAAGTCCTTGTTACTCTAGGTATCGCCTCTAATGGAACGCCTTGTAATATTGTACTTGTTTCCATTGCATCTCTCAACAATAAACTTATTATATCTTCATCTTCTTTTTTACACTCTACTATAACTTCGTCGTGCACCATGCTTACTATTTTGCAATCTAAATCCAGATTTCTCGCATTACTATAAAATGCTATCATGGCTCTGTTTACTATGCTAGCGCCTGTACCTTGTATTCTGAAATTACAAGCCAAATTAAGTATTTGTCTTGCCTCATAAGGAAGATTTTCATGAGACTGTCTACCGTATATCTTTGATATTTTAATAGCATCAGGTATGCGTCTTTTTCGGCCAAAAATATTTGTCACATAACCGTTATTTTTAGCTAATTCATGCGCTTCTAACATCATTTTTTTAACGCCGGGAAACCTTTCTAAATAGTTATTCATGTCTTGCTGCGTATCGTCGATACTTTTTCCTGTAGTAGAGGCTAATTTATGGGGGGTAGCTCCATAAGCAGTAGCAAGGGCTATCACCTTTGATAGGTCTCTAAGCTTCTTATATTTGACGCCAAACGCGTTTGGATGGCCTTCTTTAAGTGGCAGCGCGTCGTGCTTATCAAAAACTTCTATGCCTACTACGCTATAAAAATCTGATTTACCGTCGAAAGCAGACATTAACCTCGGGTCCTGGCTGTAATAGCTAAATACCCTAGGCTCTAGCTGGCTGTAGTCGGCAGATACAAACACTTTGCCGGGTCTTGATACTATGCACTCTTTTATGCGCTGATCGTCTCTAGGCAAATTTTGCCAATTTGGATTTTGGCTAGAATATCTTCCAGAAGTGGTGCCTGTTTGTAAAAACCTAGGCTGTAAAACGCTATAATGTATTCCATCTTCTATGCCTTTTATATAAGTATTAAGAAGTTTCATATTGGCTTTATATTCTAATAATTTTTCAATCCATTTATATCTATGCGAAAGTGACTTTAAAGTACTTTTATCTGCTGCTATATACGCCCAAGGAGCTTTTACTAATTTTGCCTTTACTTTTTTGCCGTTAACTATTGCTTCGGGCTGGTAGGGCGTTCCTTCGTCCCTAAGGCAAATATCTATAAAGTCTCTACGCGCCTTTGGGTAATAAGGAAGTCTACCTGTAAGTTTTTTACAGACTTCTTTACCGACTGATGTTAAGCGTTCGTAATCAAGATTTAACTGGCCAAATAACAACCATGATAGCTGCTGAGGAGCTTCTACGTTAAACTTTGCTTTGCCTTTAATTAGAGGGCCTATCTCGTCGTATATAAATGCCTTTGCTTCTGCGCATTCGGCTTCAAGTGTTTTTTTAAGCGTAGTAAGCGCGTTTATGTCTACTTGTAATCCTGTAGTATTCATGTCGTACGTAGGGCCTCTAAGAAGAGGCATAGACTCGTCTTTATAAAAAAAGTCTTCGAGGCCCTGCTGGTATAGCTCTGGTACTAAATCATTAAATAGCTTTAGTGTCAGCAGCGCGTCTTTCGCCCCGTACTCGCCTATAAGGTGTTTATCGGCCTTGAATAGCTCGTATTTGGCTTTAGTGGCCAAACCGCCGTTCTTTGCAATGCTTTCTTTCATTGCGGCTTGCTCGAATGTACTAGATTCGCCGTACATTGTAGACGCAAGGTCTTTTAAGCCTACACGACGGTTTTCGTTTAAAAGATGTGCAAGTATCATAGTATCGGTGTGTATGCTATCTATAAGCCTAATTCCCATATAGCTTTCTAGCATCATGCAATCAAATACTGCGTTATGGGCTATAAGGTTTTTAGTCTTAAGATGGTTTAGCAGGTTTTTAACCTCAGGCCATAGATCGTGATTATATACTAGTTTATTGGTATTAGTGTCCCAGTACGACAAGACTATATAAAAAGCCTTGTCTTCTTCTGCGCACACAGATATGCCTATTACCTCATCTCGCTTAGTCAACCCTGTAGTCTCTGTGTCAAAAGCGACGTATTCAAAAGGCTTTAAATACTCTATTAAGCTTTTTACGCCTTCTATGTTTTCAATTACCTTTAGCATTAAGTACCTTTTCGCATTTATACAAAAATACAGCAAAACGTAGCTCGTCTTTGTTTAAAGCGCTTAAAAAAGGATTCATAACGACCCAATTAACTCCATCTATTGAACCCTCGTATATAATATCGCCGCTAACATCTTTTACCCTAACATATCTGTACATTATTCAATCCACTTTATAGAAGTATAATTTACTACTTCGGTTTTGCGGTCTTGTTTTCTGCGATTAGTAGCCTGCCCTACCCAGTAACTAAGCCCTTTCTCTTCTATTTCAGTCAAAGGTCTTATAAGCTGAGTTTCAGTATCAAAAAACACTGAATAAGGCGTATCTTCTATTATTTTATCTCTTTTTTGGTTTTTGTGGCGAATCTTGCAAAACTTATAAGACAAAATCGTAGGGCATCCTTCTATTGAATATACGCGCTTAAGGGGTTGCCAAAGCGTTACTAAGTAGTCGCAAAAATTCTCAAATACCGAGGTACCAAAAGCGGCGTCCTTATTTAACTCTAAATCGCCTATGCCGGCTTTCTCGCGCGAAGTCTGAGACTGCATTATTAAAAACGTCTCAGTCTCCATTGCAAACCCTTTCATAGCTTTTGCTATGCCTTTAAGCCCTTCTTCTACGCCTAGCTTGTTATTGTTACATAGTACGCCTATATGGTCAATAACTACACAACCGACTTTTTTACCAGTATTTTTCTTAAAGTCTAATATATGCTGTTTTATATCGTTTAAAGACAAGTCTCTAAATACGCCCTCGTCTGTATAGTTGCTTATTACGTGTACTTTAGAGTGTAAATGCGTCTTGCCTTGGCACATAAGCGCCCAACGTTCTGCTATCTCGCGTGCAGGCTGTTCTAAAGGTATAAAAAAGTGCTCGTAATCTGGGTTGTTTTCTACAAAACCTAAAAATATATTTAAAGCCATGGTAGTCTTACCGACGCCTGAGCCTGCTACAAGGCCTAATACCTGGCCTATTCTAAATCCGTTTTCGGTATCATCAATATACTTCCAGCAGTTAAGCCTTGTGCCTTTAATATTTTCGCCTGTTTTCTGGAGAATGTCTTTAACACTACTGTAAATCGGGTCTTTTTTATTTTCATCGGTTTCTCCTTCAAAAGTCCATATCTTGTCTACTATATTCTGGGCATACGATACTCGGTGTATAGGGGCTCGCTGTAGTGCTTTTGCAGACTGGGCTAGTACGGCCATAGCCTCTTCTTTACTAAAGCCGTTGCCGAACATTATGTGGCCTAGGCGGTAATCACCGCTACTTCTATCGTCCGTAGGCCCTGTCCATATGTTTTTAGCCTCTTCATTAGCTCTGAGTAGTACTCCGAATTTAGCGGGTATTTCGTCGGGTATAGTTACTGGCTCTGAAAGCTTATAAGTCTTATCGTGGTGGGCTTTGCAGTATTCCTCGTCTTCTTTAGTAATAGAAGGTAATAGCCTATCAAACTCTTCTGCGGTGTACGAAGCTTCTGTTTCTACTACTATTTCGCATCTAGAATAAGGTCTGTCTTTAGTATTAAAAGTATTTGGTAACCGCATAAGCTGAGAGATTTTGCTTACTGCTTCGTCTGTATTAAATAGCCTGCATAATCTACGCTGAAATCTAAGGTAACTCATAGCGTTTAAATTAGATACGCGCCAGTATACGTGTACGCCTCGGCCTGAGTCTACTATTCTAGTAGGGTTTAAGTCTGCTGCGATTATAGTATCTATAAACGCGTCTTTATTAGGGTAAACGCCGTCTTTAAGGTCCATATCTATAAACACCCAGTCAAACTTATCGATCTGACTGCCGTCTACTATTTTACTAGGGTCGTATACTGATGGCGCGTTCGGGAAGTAATATACGTTGTAGCCCTGTTCGTTAAGTGAATGAAGGTCAGCATTGCTAAACTGGCCTTCAATTGCTTTTTTGGTTATTTTGCCTTCGGTTAAGGCCCAGTCTGGCGCAATTAGGCGGTAGATCATGGGCCCGTCCTTTACTTCTTAGCTTTTGACTTCAATAATGCCTGTACTCGGGCTTGACGCTCTGCTGCCGTTGTGCCGTTGGTAGCTGGCGCTGCTGCGAGCGGAGTTTCTGTCGGCTCTTCGTAATCGTCGCCGTCATCGCCTTGGCCGCCACCTTCATATGAATAGCCAGTATCGCTTTCGTTGTTTTCTAGCTCGTCTTCGTATGCGGGTGCCGATGCGCTAATCTCTACCTCAATAGTATTTTCTTTGTCTTGAGATACTTTAAAAGAACGCATATCGCCTCGAGGAGTAGGCTTCATGCCGGTAAACTCGATTTTTACCATTGTGCCTACGGATACGTTACCAAGCTTTTTGTTAAGGTCGCCTGAGCCCCATACGCCAAGGTTGCCTTTTGGCGTCTTAAGAAAGTGCAATACGCTTTTACCGTATTTACCGCCTTCTACTGTACGGTTACCAAGGTAATAGCCCTCTGCTGTTTTAGGGTCCGTCTTGCCAGTCTTTTTATTTAGCTTACCTAGACTGTAGGTAATATCAGCGTCAAGGCTGATTACTTCTTCAAAACCCATTGTAGCTCCTTTGCTTAGGGGTTAATTAATTTAAACTAAGACTACGTCGTTCTAATTCAAATTGCAAGTCAGAAATTTTAGTGCCGGCAATCATAAAGTTATTAAGCGCAACTACTGTTTTATGATCGATTTTTTGATCTTTTTTAATAATCCGCTTAAGATGTTCTGCAAGGTCGGCACCTGCGTTAAAATATTCGATTAATGCCTGCTCTGTTTTGGTAAATTCAGCTTCGCTCATTTGTTAAGCCTTTCTATTAAAGCTTGCGCCTGTTTTACTGCAATGTCTGCTATATCTTCTGCTGCAAGTCTAGGCCCCGCCTCGTCGGCATATGAATTAGCAAGTATGCCTTGCATAGCTACAACTGCAAAATATTCTAATTTGTTTAATCCTTGATTAACTGAATTTATTCTAGTAGGATTAGCAGGCTCTTTAGGATTTGTTTTCATAATTACCTCTTATAAATTGTATTTGGCGGTAGATATACACGATACTTTAACCATTCCGAAATGTCAAGGTCGTCCATGTATGCAAGTGGTTTTGTCATCACCTGGTCTACGCAAGTTACCAAGTCCAACGCGCGTATTACGTTTGCAGCCCATTCGTACCCGCCTCGGCTCCATACTGTTATGTTAGAGCCTCTATGTTTTTCTTCTTTAAGAAGTCGTATCATAGGTTCATTTGCAATCATAAGTATAAACTTTTTAGTAATAGCATCGTATACTTGTATTTTACGCCCTGGCACCGGGTTTACAGGGTCTATAGAAAATATAAGCGTACTATCTATGTCCCAGAAAGTATTGTACTCATTTTTTATTATTCGCATACCTGTCGTCCTTTAAGGTGCCTAGCTGGGCTTGCCTAAGTATCATAGCACAGCACGCCATTACAGACCCTAAGTGGTGCTGACCGTCTACAGGGTCGGTTTCTTCGCCCTCATTCCACGCGGCTATGTGCCTCATCGCCGCAGCTATTAACTGGCTCGCTTTGTGTCCTTTACAGTAGTTGTACCTGTTGTACTTCCGTTCTCCTACCATGAATGCTTTCGCGCACTCTTCTAATGCAACTTTTGGTATAAGACTAAGGTCTATTTTGCTTTGGTCGTTTTTAGACGCGCCTTGAGTTATTGGCACTACGTTTGTAGTCTCATTTGCTAAATGTTTTGGCATAAATTCGTGCGTATTTAATACCGGTGATAGCTCAAAACGGTCTGCAAAAAACCAGCCGGACGTGCCGTGCACTGATATTCTATTTTGTGTTTTGTCAGTTTTATTTTCGTCTATTTCGACTACACGATATACTACTCCACCTTTAAGTTTTGTGTTTTCGGTATTAATGCATATTACATCGTCGCCTACTTTAAACATACAAACTCCTTATGCCATATCTTGTAGACTTTAACTTGGTATTTACTAGTTGTCAATAGTCTAGAGTTGCCTCGGTTATATGCGATTACGCCTCTGTTTATAGATTTATACCGTTTGATCTGCTTTTTAAGGTAGAGCGCAGCATATTTAATATTATTTTCTGGAAGATAAAGTTCTTTTTTAGAACCGCGATAGCCAAGCTGTTTTGCGGTCGAGTATTTAATCTGGCAAATACCAATGCTGTCTTCGCCGCCGTCGTTTTTGTGTATAGCCGATGCTACGTGACGAGATTCTACGTAGCATAACGAACTTAAAAGTCCTTCAGGCAAACCGTATTGAGCAGTAAAATAAACGAATAAAAGTTGTATCATACAACTAGTATCGGCTATTCTAAGCGTTTTGTCCAGCGGCCTTTAGAATTTAACTGCATCGGTATAAATATTGGAATACCATTTTGGATTATACCGCAGCCAAGTATTGGTTTATTCTTAAGTTTTTTACCGTAAGCAAACGCGTATGCATGTCTATCTATGAGACATCCTGCATTAAATCCAAATATGAGATGTTTTGAATTGGCATTATACTGTATGCCTGCAAATGCATGTATATGCCCTATTATGGTGCTTTGCATATTGCCTTGTGCTGACTTAATAGCTGCTGAAGCGCCGGTAAAGCCTTCCCCGTGTTCGTATATAACGCCGTCTACTTCCCACTCGTCGCGCCATTCCCAGCCTTTAGGAGCTTGTAAGAATGCGCGGTAGTCCTTCATAAACGCTCTGGGTATACCGTGCTTATACGCGGCTCTAAAGGGCCTGGCTGTATGGTTAGACGTACATACCATTACTTTGGGGAATAGCTTATAAATAGGCTTTAAATGCTCTATGGTCTTCTCTAGCTCTAAGCCTGCTGCCATGCCGTCTGGATCGGAGTCGTAGTCCGATATAGCCGCCGCGTCCATTTCGTCGCCTAAGCAAACTATCTGGTTTGGGCGGTATTTAGCTTTTACTTTCTTTAAAAATGCAACCGTGTCCGGGTGTTCGAAAGGGCAGTGCATATCAGGAATTGCCAGTACAATACTCATTTTTTCTCCCAGTTCCATGTCGTTCCTCTAGCCACTTCTGAAATAGCAGATTCTGACACATTAAATTTTTTAGCTATAGTTTTCAATAAAAATCCTGATTTTCGCATTAATCTTATTTTTTCTCGTTGATCTGCGTTTAATATAGTTTTACCTACTTTAACTCCGTTTTTAAAAGCGTGCAATAAATTTTCGGCGTTTGTTACATATTCTAAATTTTCAATAGAATTGTTTAATTTATTGAGATCTTTGTGATTTACAAACAATTCAGAATATCCTATAAAAGCTTCTATAACAAGCCTATGTACTTTAAATTGTTTAGTTTTTGCATTAGATCTTAAATTAACAACAAAATATCCTGCGCTACCAATTGACGGCGTTATAATTTTTCCTTTGTAAAATCTTTTTTGTTTGTTGATAGTTAACGTCGTCGTGTCAAGACTTTTGACTTTACCGGCGCTACTGACTTGATATCTTCCTTCATATCCTCTAATATCTTTCCATATTTCTTGCATAAATCTCCATCCAATTCATATTTTATAAGGTACTGTACTATTGGTAATATAG